TCAGAAACGGTATCCAACCCCGACGTTGAAGCCGTTTATTTTTGTAGAGGAGATGTTGCTTCCTTCATACCCAACATCGACGACGATATTCTCCAGCGGATTCATCTGTACACCCGCGCCCCAGGCAAATCCCGTTTTCCTTGAGGAAATTTTGTTAGAAAAAGAATCGCCATCCTGAGTGGAATGTTCTTTAAATGTCGCCTTTACCGTGCCGACACCCGCCAGCGCGTATAACGAAAAATTGTCAGACAATCGATAGGCTGGCCCAACCATTAAAGAACCGTACTTCACCTCAAACTTGTCATGGTAATGAATACCTTCAGGCTCAACAGACCCGGAAGCCTGTCTGTCTCCATATAAGTAACTTAGCGAGGAAATAAAACTTACCGGAGAGTCATCCTCATAACGGTATTTCACATTTACCCCTCGGATATTTTTGAAATCCTGAACTTTACTTTGTGCATACCCCACGGAAAAGGCGTTAGTATCGGCCTGTGCAACATTTACAACCAAAACGCTTGTAGTAATAACTAAAGTGGATAAAATAATATTTTTCATAACAACTCCTTAATACTACTTATTATTTACGGTGTGTTTAAACACCTGCAGTACCGATCCGGCATTCAGTTATCGCCACTATGCCGAATCGACAAAACCACGAATAATTCACCGCTATCGCTCCTGATGTGTTTACTTCCTGAAAGATATTTTTACTACCGAAGCACTCTATCGCTCATTTAGGTAACCGGTTCTACAATGTCATCTAACTTTTATAGATTTGAATGCTAATTTTTCTCACGCATATATATTTAACAGAAACCATAAAATGTTTAGCCACTATAGAACAACAAATCACCCATGCAACATTTTGATATTTAAAGAGAAAATCTCACAACCACATTAAGAAACTTGACACCGTTCGGCTAAAAACATGTCATTAAGCAAACTCGCCATATAATCAGAACATATCGCATTGTGCTTCACAGTCCTCACGTGACGCTCCAGCCGCAATACGGTTATATGCCATCGCAGGCGCTGTAATCATATTCACGATGATGCTTAGCACGCTTTATTCCCGCTCCGATTTAATCTTTTAATATATCTATCAGTTACAACATTTCTTGTTATATTATAAGAATAGAATCGACACCACAATTCCAACATAAATATCACCTGTGTTTAGAGAGAATTTACATTCCAAAAAAATAATAACTAACGCAAATATTGAACACGCGATAAAAAAGTCTATTTCGCTATAAAACCCATTATTAAGAGTGGTTAACTCTTCGTTGAATAAAAAATGTCAATGACGTTCCATAATTCAGGAGATGAACTTCACAAGTCATTATATATAACAGGAGGTGCTATGAAACATCATGCTTTTATGCTTTGGTCATTACTTATTTTTTCATTCCATGTTTTGGCCAGTTCAGGCCATTGTTCTGGTTTACAACAGGCATCATGGGATATTTTTATCTACGATTTTGGTAGTAAAACCCCGCAACCACCTACAAATACTGATAAAAAGCAAGCCAGGCAGATTAGTTCACCGTCCTGCCCGACGACAAAACCCATGATGTCCGCACCAGTCAATGACGCCAGGAAAGGGAATACTTTCTCCAGAACATAATGTTATTTATCTACAATGGTGCCGAACGACTACTTTTAGCCATCCGGAAATCTTGATTGCCATCAAATATAGCTGGCATTATTTTTCCTGACGTGTATAGTGCGCCTCGTTATCCCCATTAAGGAATTTGTTTGTCTCGTAAAATGACAGGAATTGTCAAAACCTTTGATTGTAAGAGCGGTAAAGGTCTCATCACCCCCTCCGATGGACGCAAAGATGTTCAGGTCCACATTTCAGCATGTCGCCAACACGAAACAGAAGCGCTTATCCCCGGTATACGCGTTGAGTTTTGTCGTATTAATGGCCTCCGCGGACCTACCGCCGCCAACGTTTATCTTTCATAATTCGTCACCCGGCATTTTTTCAGAAAAATTTAGCGAGTACGTCTACCTCCGCAGCCTGCTATGAGGCTTTGCCTGAAAGGCTGCAGAATGTTTTCAGTGGCGAAAATCTAAAAGATTTATTTTGCTAATGACTCCTGTGACCTCTTTTATCATATATCGGGTGCCCCCCCTTCTCACTTTGTTTAACGTGAAGAAATGTACAGCCGTTTTTCACTGTGATAGCATGTAATATTGCAAAAGTATTTAACGCTATATACCCATCGTCACAGGAGTGGCTGGCTGCGCGCATTTAACCGAAGTATTTATGTGATTCTATCGGAATTATCTCTATTGCCGCTCAATGCTACGTCATATTCAGTGGGTATAAATTGCCAATATAGTTGTAACGCTATTTATTTTTAGGGTAATAATTGAATGACTTTGCTTTCAGGAAAAAACACACTGGTTCTCTGCCTCTCCTCTATTTTATGTGGATGTACGACGAACGGCTTACCCGCACCTTATAGTATTAATTTGTCGTTCCCGGTCATTACACAAAACCAAATTAATTCCGGTGGTTATTACATAAATGATGCGGAACAAATTCGGACAACTGATGGTCTGTGCCTTGATACAGGCCCAGATCAACAGAATCGTTTGACGCTGCGGGAGTGTAAGCATGTGCAATCTCAGCTTTTCTCATTTCACCGAGACAGAATCACGCAGGGTGAGAAATGTCTGGATGCCGCAGGACAAGGTACAAAAGAAGGCACACCAATCATTCTTTATTCATGCTCGGGTAATGATAACCAGCGCTGGCTCACTGATGATAACAAAATTAAGGGGAAACAGAGCCGAAAATGCCTGGGCACAAATAGCATTATTGTCAGAAAAGGCGACCCTGTTGTGTTGGCCGATTGCGATTTTAGTCGCGCCCTGGAATTTACCATCAGGTAGCAGGACACCGCTGTGAAGAGAGTGCCGCTAACCTCTTGACACGACAACAGGTTAGCGACCTTTACTTCCACGTGCGATCAATTTACTTTACGTCCGCAACGTCAGGATGACAAAACGGCGGCTAAACCTTGACACCAGTTATATACCCAGCTTAAATACTGGTCATCCAACCAGTAAAAAGGAAATGGCGATGTACGTCGAACTCGTTTATGACAAGCGAAATGTTGAAGGTTTGCCAAGCGCACGCGAAATCATCCTCAATGAACTCACAAAACGCGTACATCAACTTTTTCCCGATGCGCAAGTGAAAGTTAAGCCAATGCAGGCGAACGCATTAAACAGTGACTGTACAAAAACCGAGAAAGTACGGCTGCACCGTATGCTGGAAGAGATGTTTGAAGAGGCTGATATGTGGCTGGTCGCCGAATAACGTCCCCTCCTGCGAAAGCGACATGTCCGATCGAAAACAGCGCCCTGAGGCGCTGTCTGTGACGATATAACGCAAACGCTACCACTCAGAACATGTTGTTGTTGATACCTCAGACCGGTATGTGGAACCGACATTCATCGCTTCACTGGCCTGTCGGTATGAGTAGCCCTTATCAACAATCAGCTGTGCGCATTCCAGCCTGAAATCTGAAAGTACGTTTGGTTTTGTTGTTTATTAAGAGCCTATCCCATTAGACTCTTTTATTCGCCAAACTGGCTTTAACGATTACGCCTACTGGGATAGGTTCTAAACTTATCATCAATACGTAAAATACCTATTTACGAACAAAAAGTAACAGGTAAAAATCCGAAATAAAACCAGCATAACTAAAACTTACTGCAGATATGCACACGCATTATTACTATGTTTCCAGGATAGTCTCGACCAGTCAAGCCTATCTATTTTATATAAAAAAGGGAAATACTTCACATGAATAAAATACATGTTACATATAAAAATCTCTTACTTCCGATTACCTTCATCGCGGCAACTCTAATTAGCGCCTGTGATAACGATAAAGATGCCATGGCGGAAGCTGAAAAAAATCAAGAGAAATACATGCAAAAAAATCCAGCAAAAAGAGCACCAGCAATCAATGTTCTTTTACGACAAAGCCGAAATGCAAAAAGCTATTGCCAATATCAACGCAAAAGGTGGAGCCAATCTTGCGATTATTGAAGTCCGTTTCTTCAAGGGCGGGTATTCATTCATTCGACAAAGCGTTAACACCCCTGCTAAAGTAGAGATGTTTAAATTTAACAACGGCTACTGGGGGGGACCTTCGCCTGTCAACTTAACCATCTTTGGCACTATAACAGAGGAGCAAAAACAAGAAGCACTAAAAGAGGCTTTATTCAAATTCGACTCGATCAATTTCAGCATTATACCAGAGCGTATTCAGGAAACAATTAAACGTGCTAACGCCAGTGGCATCATTTCCGTTACGGAAGATAGCGATATCGTTGTACGAGCAGAGATAGCTCATAATGGCGAATTCGTCTATGACATTACCATCACTGCTAAAAATACAGCACGTGCGGTAATGACCTTAAATAAGGATGGTTCTATTGCCGGATATGAGATCAAAGAACCTTTCGACCCAAAAAAAGAAGCCGAAAAAGCACAGCAACTTGTTGAACAATCGAGAAAAGACATTGAAAGTCAGCGTAAAAAAGCAGCTGAAAAGATGAACGAAATACAGCAGACATTTAAAAAATAGCAGACGATACAAACATTGATAAAAATTATAGCGCGAAAGAGCGCGTGCCAGGTACTAAGGCACTGCTTGAAGACAGCGAATCGCTATTTCATTCTCTGACACTGTAATTTTTCGTACTCAAGATGTTTATTTATTGAGTCTTTTGTGGATAACCAGGTGAAGTTATGTGACGCCAGGAATCTATTCCAGCGGGCGTACTTGTTGGAGCCAGTGTGAAGCCGGGCAGCGCGCAGAAACCGGAGCGTATACGTTGTACGTGAGAATTTCGAGCACTGCCCGACCTAAAAATGATGAATAAAATAGATATTTTAAAGAGGTAATATGAAGAATTTTTTCAAAATAATTACTGATTTCATCGCGGATATTTCCCTTGATCTATTTGCTATATTTTTATGCATGTTATTCGTATACAAAACAGGACCATCAATTGGTGTGATATCATTTTTTATTGCATTAATTATTTATATCATTCTTCATTTTGTTTTTTACTCATTTCGTGAAAAAATCATAAAAAAAATATTCAAATAAGTATTTAAAATTATTGTTTTGAGGTACAAATTCAGCGCAATAAAACAGAGCAACTAAAAAAAATTAGGCGTAGCGAAGTGGAAAAGGACTGTCATGTACTGGACCGTGAGCTGGTCGGGAGAGCAATGTACGGGAAAGAGCGAAATACTGTCATTGATATGAGCAGGAATATCGATAGCCAGTAAATCACTCCTGTGGTAATACAGGCCACTTGATGACTGTGAAGGTCGCTTCATCTGAAGCACCGGTGAAGTCCAGCATTTTAAGTGAAAAGCAGCCAGCAGGCGCTTCTGCTGGTCCATATTCCTCTATTTTGCCAGACCACACTAAAGTGCCACACAGGTATCTGCCAGAACGGTCCTGAGATAATAAATATAAAAGCAGTTACTGCCTACCTCAAGAAGTATGCGCTCATGATCATTTAAAGCTCTTTTAAAGAGACTGATAATAAGCTTGTCAATATAATATTATGCAGTCTCTATTAAGCGCCTGGTTTATTTGTTTTGCATAATCATATAGTTGACTTTTCGAGTAAGAGTTTTCTTGCAAAGACAAATAAACGTGTTTTATATCTCTGAATAAACATACATCACCATGAATATGAGCCTCTATATAATTCCCTTCATAGCCTTTACCATAATTAGAATGAGCTAAAAATTTTTCGTCCTTAGCCATTTTAACCAAACTCTTAAAGCAATTATAACCAAAAAAATCATTTTGACAGGATGCAATCAGGTTCTCCATATGCCAAAATGTAGATAATTTACTCGTATCCAGGCCAAATCTGTGGCCGTAGATATCAAAAGGTGAGAATGTACAGTTTGTTTTTACATTATCATTTAATTCAAAAAATGATTTTCCATAGGCGCTGGCACCTCCATTTTCACCGTTCAGAAAGTCCAGTGCAGCATAAATTGGTCTGCTTGTAGGGCTAAAAGTTCTACTGTTGGGAGTATATGCTACGGAAAAACCGCCTGTCTGACCATATGGGGCATAAGGTGAATCTGCAAGCCTCTCCAGTTCAAATGCTTTAGTTTCAACTGAATCACGTCCGACATTATAAGCAGGTAAATCTCCTGGTCTGCAACCTAATGCATAAGAGTTCAGATATTCTTTATTTTTTAAGAGAGAGACAAAGTCAATTTTTGCCGCATTAAAATTTATTGTCAGCCGGGCATTTTGTAAAATATCCACCATCTTATTTAGCAAGAGAGTGCAATCTATTTCGGCACCACACTCACGGCTTATCCGCCTGAGCGCTTTTTCTCTTATTATGTCAGCGTCGCGCTGACACCTGGAATGAATATGCGCAAGTACTTGTTTTCCAAAAAGGCGACCATACACCTTTTTACGCTCTTCATTGCTGAGACCGCAAAACACTTCGTCAAAAGAAAGCCTGTACGCTGCGCTTACAGAACCTCTCGCCGTTCTGCTTTCTGGAAATGGCGGAACATCTTCAACAACATTTCTAACTTGCTGAATGTCTGAAGACAGTGGAGTACGTCCGGCATTTTTTTCCTTATCTGTTTCCAGATATTCCGGAACCTTTATACTTCCACTATGGCAGATAGGTTTGAGCATATGTCTCCTGAATTTTTATGACTAATATAGCATTCACTTTCGCTGACGTATTCTTTATCAGGCTGAAATTTCAACACTTCTTAGCAGCCTTGTAGAAGAGCAAATAAAGCATGCTAATAATTTTATAAAATACTTAACCTACCCACTATTGTAGTCAATAAACCATCACTTTTTATTAAAAAATTATCCTGATAATAACAATAAATCTGGTAAGGCACTTTCAAAAAATAGCCAAATCACACATTATTAAGAAAACCACTACAATCAAAATCGGTAACTATCAGCTTTCAGGGGGGTCTCAGGTTATCATGACGATCGGGGTAAAGGATGAACTACTATTGCGGTCTGAATTGAGGGAGTTTTGATAAAGTTTTGATAACCGTTCGAATACTAATAATAAAAACGGGGACGTTAAGTCCCCGTTTTTGTTTTTAACAATTATCGTTATTACATATTCGCGATAATCGCGTCACCAAACTCACTACATTTCAGCAGCTTAGCGCCTTCCATCAGGCGTTCAAAGTCATAGGTCACGGTCTTCGCGGCAATCGCGCCTTCCATACCTTTAACAATCAGGTCTGCGGCTTCGAACCACTGCATGTGGCGCAGCATTACATTGCCAAAAACATACCAACCATTTGATAAAGTTGAAATTATCATTCTTCCTACTATCAAAAAAATCCAGTAACTGCCTTTTACAACTCATTGATTATCAAAACGTTGATTTTAGTTTTGGGGAAGAGTTTTCTTCAAGATTCCAATTTTTTCACGCCAGTACATTCAACATGATCCTACTAATGGCAACCCCCAATAGTGAAGCTTCTACATTGGTTGAGGTCGCTCGGAGAAACACCGGAACAGCCACTCGCATATCCTCTTCTATACTTTCAGTCTGACCGACTGGAGGTTTCATATGTGTGGACGCTTTGCACAAGCACAGACCCGCGAAGAATACCTGGCATATCTGGCCGATGAAGCCGAGCGCGATATCGCTTATGACCCTGAACCTATAGGCCGGTACAACGTGGCGCCCGGTACCAAAGTTCTGCTGCTCAGTGAACGCGACGAGCAACTGCATCTGGATCCGGTGTTCTGGGGATTTGCGCCCGGATGGTGGGATAAACCACCGCTGATTAATGCACGGGTTGAGGCTGCGGCCACCAGCAGAATGTTTAAACCGCTATGGCAACATGGCCGAGCTATCGTGTTTGCTGATGGTTGGTTTGAGTGGAAGAAGGAAGGCGACAAGAAACAGCCATACTTCATCCACCGGGCTGACGGCCAGCCAATATTCATGGCGGCGATCGGCAGCATACCGTTCGAACGCGGTGATGATGCCGAAGGATTCCTGATTATCACCGCTGCAGCCGATAAAGGTCTGGTAGACATTCACGACCGCCGCCCTCTCGTTCTGTCACCTGAAGCAGCGCGGGAATGGATGCGGCAGGGCATAAGCGGGAAGGAGGTAGAGGAGATAATTACTGATGGTGCCGTGCCGACAGATAAATTTGCCTGGCACGCCGTGACGCGCGCCGTTGGCAATGCAAAAAATCAAGGGGAAGAGCTGATCAAACCCGTTACCTGACTACTGGCAGCTCGGAAAATCTGGTCGTATACCGAGGCGAAAGCATTTCTCGCTTCATAGCCCACTTCTGCGGTATCCCCTGCCCGGCGATTTTCTGGCTGTATTGTCATATGCGCATATTTAAGCCAGTTTAGAGGCCGGGAATTTTCTGTACAGCGTCGATAACCCCACATTATAAATAATCGCTACCTGCTGTCGCGGTACTCCCGCCCCAATCAGGCGCCCGGCCTGCGCCCATTGTTCCTGTGATTATTATTTAATAACGATTACGAAAACAAAAACTCAACTAACTGAATTAAATAGAATTAAAAAAAGTGACATATAAAAATGTACTTAATTATGTACTTTTGAAATCGTCAGCATACGATCTGCTGATCAACATACGACGTTACATCACAATAGTGAACTGTACGACCTATAAACACGATTACAGTCAGTCCTGACTAAACAGCAGGTAGCCTACCAAGGCATGCTCTTGCAAACAACGTGACTGAGGTAATCCATCACATCAGAAATGTGAAAAATCAGGGTGAAAATTTAATTGAAGCTGTCACTTAACCCGAAGCAGGTCTTCATAGCGGATGGTATATCGTGGCGAGAGGATCTCCCGTTTAATATACCACTATTATTGGATTCCCTGTCCGGTAAAGGTTACCGGCGCAATAGAGAGAAGACAATCTCATCTGTAGTCTACTGATCAAACATTAGGGTAAGAGTAATGAAAAAAGTATATTTTATGTTTGTTATCTTGTTGTCACTTTCAGGTATTCATTCCGCGATGGCAAAACCCTGGCAGGAGATTAAAGAAAGCAAAGAGTTACGTGTGGGGGTGCCTGGTGACTATGCTCCCCTCGCATTTCACAACAGACAAAATAAATTAATCGGTTTTGATATTGATATGGCATATTCACTGGGCAAAGCTCTGCACCTGAATATCCTGTTTGTACCTAGCAGTTGGCCTACGCTGTCAACTGACCTGGCAGCAGACAAATTTGATATTGCAATGGGAGGGATTACAGAAACTCCCGGCAGAAGAAAACAGTTCGCACTTTCTTCTCCGGTACTTAAAAATGGGAAAATAGCGCTGACGCAATGTAACAGGATTAATGACTTCAAATCTCTTGAAGATATTGACCGTAAGGGCGTGCGGATTGTTGTTAATCCAGGTGGTACAAATCAGGACTATGTTGACAAGCATATCAGGTATGCAGATGTTATTCGCGAAAAAGATAATGATGCCACTCTGCAGAGGATTCGTGAACGCAGCGCTGATGTCATGTTTACCGACTTGCTCGAAGGTAATTATTACCAGAACAAAGAGCCAGGTGTCTTCTGCGTATCAACCAGGAGTATCCTCCCCGACACTGCCGGTAATAAAGTCTATATGATGGCGAAGGATAATCAGTATCTTCTTGACGCTGTAAATAGCTGGTTATCTGATGAAAACAGAATCATACTTGCCAGAAAGTGGCAGATAAATCCAGAGTAGCCGCCACAAAGTTTTGACAAGCACCATTGCCGACTGACGAACAGAACTGGCGCGGGGTGAAAGATGTGACGATGATAAAGCCAGCCAGGCTAAATGGATGGCTTATATCAGGGAGCTTAAAACGCTGGATTTAACAGGCGTTTCAGATGAGGCCACCTTCACAGCAATCAGATGGTCTGCATTATCACAGGAGCGATTACTGGTTGTCGGTATTCTTGGTCACCAGATTTTTAGCACATTTATTCTGGTATAAGTTGAAATATTGCAAAAATATTGATGCTTATTATTTTTTCTGTAAGTAAATTCTCGCTCAACAAACTTAATTATTTATTCCACGATGATGAAGTGTGAACTATGCTGGAAATGAAGGAAGTCAACAGTAAGGATAGTCTGAATATTCACGGGTGATATTATGAGACACGTTAAGAACATATTTTTAGTCCTGGTTTTTGCATTGTCGGCAGCAGCTTTTTCCACATCTGCGATGGCTGCCAGTACCCCTCCTCCAGATCACAAACCGGGCGGACTAGACATAGGCGATATTGTTTTACCGCCTCCACCAGATTGGTGTAAAAAGTATCCAGAGGGTACAATGAGACCACCTGAGTTTGGAATAATCTGTCAGTGGAATAAATAATTTTTAGCTGGCTGACATAACCATATTTTTATGGTTATGTCAGCTCAGCACCAAGGCATTATAATCTCTCTGTGCGCGTTTCTATCTTCCACAGTGGTAAAAACTAATCCCGCCAATCATTAATGGCTAGCTGGTTTCTCCGGCCAGTCTGGATTTGAGGTATCCACCCGGTTTACCAGTATCCTGTATTTTTTCCATTCGTCGAGCTGCGCTTTCTCATCATCTGTTGCGATATCAAGATCAACAGCATCCTGTAACGGCGCGATTTTTTCAGATGCTATTTGCAGGAGCCTGTTTTTGGTTTCTTCCGCCTGACGAAGCTGCGCTGCTTTTTCAGCCGCTTCGTCTTTTACCCAGACCTTAGCCTTACTATCCCATTTCTGGTATTCACCGTCTGGTGAAACTGATGTGACATTTTCGGGCAACGGGCCGGGTTCGGAGATATAAACCTGATTGCCGGTTGTTGTGTCGTAAACCGTCTCGCCGCGATGATCCTCCTGCAGACTCCATGTCTGGGTTTCAGCGTCAAATACAGCAATATGACTGGAGGGAATATCAGGAGGGGCGATATCAGTACAGTTTGCCGGTAATCCAGTGTGCGGCGGGATATATGCATCACCTGCGCCAATAAATTCGTTTGTATCTGAACGAAGATTAAAAATTTTAATTGTCTGCGAGGTGTCGCTCATTTTAAACGTCATTTTTTACTCCGGATAAATATTCTGGATTCAGGTGATTGTCATGATAATCGGGACCGAGAAAAACATGATGCCTATGAGCACCAATATAAATATCATCAACCTGATGGCGGGGGCTGATACAGGTGTTACCTGATTTTTTGCAATACGTTCTGCGATCACCAAAACCAATATATTCCGTTCTGGCGTTCGGACAAAGCGCCTTTGACGGACAGTATGCCGTTGTGCTGAATACAGCATCCTGGCGGGCGCTGGCGTATTGCCAGTTAATTTCCGTGGTGCAGTTAATAAAACCATCCCACGCCAGCTTCATTTGCCGGGCGACACTGTCCGGGGATACCTGACCACACCCGGCCCCCATCGCAGGGAATACAACTGATTTAATTTTCTTGTCTTCCCCGGCGCTTTTATTGTGCTGAAATATTGCTAATAACGCTGCACGTGTTGCGTTATAAACCGCATCGGTGCCGTCGATTATCAGCGGAACGCGCATCGTCGGGGCATGAACCAGCCACGGATGCTGACTGTTACCCGTTTCAATAACAAAGGCGGTGCCGACGGGCTGCTCTCCCAGGTATTCACTGATGATATTTTGCTGTACCCGTTCCTGTAATTGCGGCCCAAAATATGCCGTAATAGCAGCATCCACACCACCATCCATAAGACCAAAACTGTTGGCCGCACTGACCATGCAGTCAAATTCCGGTATGGTTTCAAACGGTCCGGGGATAATTTCCACATTTTCGGTATTCTGAAAAGAATGTTCAAAAGCCGCGGCCATTGCTGGAACAGGTGCCGAAAGAATTAATTTAATCATGCCAGCCTCACTATGTAGTTAAATGCAATATTTTTAACCGTGGTTTCCGCATTACCGTCTGCGTCCACAATAACGACGTGTCCGTGTGGACCGATATACATGGTGTGCTCATGTCCTCCGATATAAACTGTATGCGCATGGTCGCCAGCGGCCTGTGTCCATGCACCACCTCCAGGCTGAAATGAGGTGTGATTGGAATCTCCCCAGTATGAATTGATATAACCGCCGAGCTGGTGAGTATGATTGCCCGTGGTATTGGTCGATTTCGTGCCGTAATCAAAGGATGAGGTAGATTTTGTCCCTAAGTCAGTATCCTGCGCCCGCGCGGTGTGCGAGTGCGATTTGTTGCCGTCCATTTCTTGCGACAGTACAGCACGTCCACTGATGGGCTTACCCTTTATTGTCCAGCCCCGCATGTCAGGGATAATGCCGGACGGATACGCTATAGCCAGTAACGGGTAAGCAGATTTATCGAAGGACTGCCCCTGCATCAGGGCGTAACCGGCTGGGGTAGCATCAGACGGCCATGCTATCGGCGCCCCTACTGGATGCGAATCCGGAGGTGGGTTTAGTGTGGTGTAGAGCATTGCCCATTCGGACCACTCAGCATCGGCGGTATCTCGATGGCTGCGAATATATGCGGGCGCTGGCGCACCGTTTGTCCCGCTCCAGCCAATGAGGATTTCCCCATCACCGGTTCCGGTCAGACGTAAAATATTTCCGTATTGCGTCGGATAGCCATTGTTGTAGACCTCGCCCATTATCAGGCCGCTATCACTGCCTCTTGTCGTACCAGTCAGTGCCGGAAGCGCGCCGCGTGATGCCAGTCTGTTCGCTGCGACAGCCGTACCTGATGCAGGGAGCGCTCCGATATTTTGTACAAACAGCGGCTTTTCCGGAATATCGCCACCGTTCTGGTCTTTGGCGAGGTATTTAATATCCGTCTGCTCCTGACTGTAGACCTGAAGGTTATCCCGTGCTGTTCCTTTATTCTGAAGGTCTGACAGATTGTTTTTCTGCCACAGAAACAGCTTCAGGGGATCTGCCAGCAGGTTTACCCAGCCTGCGCTGTCGGCGCCTTCCGGATCTGTCAGGTTATCGTCAATGGTATTCAGCCAGACCGCTGTTGTTGAGACTCCGGCGAGAATGGCATCTTTTGCATATCCACCAATGGCCCCGGCGAAATCGGCATTATACGTGTACAAACCGCCAGCCTGGACGTACCGTATTGCTGCGGTAATATCGTGCATCAGACCGTTAAAATCCTTGCCGTGTGGCGGTATACCTCCCGCTGAAATCGGGGTCATGGTCACCGGAGGAAAACCCGAATCATACGCCGCGTTACCGCTCTCTTTGGTCTGCTGAGTCGCCTTGTCCGGGATATTATTTTTGTCCCCGGCACTCGCAAAGGGTACTGCCAGTTGACGGGGTTTATCGTTAAGCTTCATTACTGGTCTCCTTTAAAACCACTGAGACATAAACACCCGGCGGGGACGGCAGTGCTCCCGACGACTGGATAATCGCCAGTTCTGCCGACGAGAGAGCAAACCCAAAGATGTAACTCATCCTCAGTCCACCATTATTCAGAACATAAGCCCGGCGGTTTTTTCCGAACATAAACCGCAGCATCCGGTTAATATCCGGCACAGAGCAGTCAGTAATATTCGACATGGCTTTCATCAGTATCAGCCGCCGGTATATCTCATCAGACAGGTCAACGGTCCGGGTAACCGATTTTCCGCTGTAAAACGGTGCCTGATTAAACGGACGCGGGTCATCCATTACCGGGTTGTCCATCCGGGCCTCGCTGAAGCCCAGGTAATTAAAATCGTCCTTTACCGTCAGCCGGCGACTGACGCCCACAATCTTTCCCCAGACATCAAGACCGTACTTTTCTGCGGTATCGATGTTCCAGATAAGGTCATAAAAATCATTGATAAAACTGTCGGGGGAAAGTGCTGCGTTAAAGCTGTTAATGAGGGCATTGAGTCGGGGGCTGGCGGCATACTGTGCAAGCACGGTTGCAGCCACATTCTGCACGTTACGCCTCCTGTAGTTTCACACCGATATTCGACACATCCAGAACCGGAATCTCATCTATCCCGAAAGTGACAGCAGTTGTCCATGACGAGCCGTCACGACTCACAGTAAGGCCCAGAATATCGATATTTTCCGGATCGGTTTTGTAAACGCCGGCATAGTAGCGCCCTGCGGAGACAACAGAGGCTACCCTTGCCCGCAGACCACCATCTGTACCGTTAAACGCGGACAACACAGATTGCTGTACCTGTTGGGTAATATCTGAGGGCAGATAGTCACTTTTTTTCAGCGTCACACTGACATGCAGACTGACAGGTTTGAGTGTCTGCCAGGTGATCACGTATTCAGGATACGGCGGATCGTACTCCTTATCCGCAACGGTGAACGTTGTGTCGCCGTTCATATCAATACCCGGCGGAGCCTTACGCCAGATGGCCGCCGCAATATCTGCCGGACTGCCGCCGTACACGCCAACATAAAACGAACCGGGTGTTAACGGATACTGACTGACCCCGGCTTTTTGTTCCGTTTTTTTCGGATTATGGGTGACGTAAACATCCACCACGTTTTCTACCGTAGAGAGTATTTCACCCCGGATGGCTTCCAGAATATTACGGGCATTACGGGCAACTGAATTACGCCGACGATTTTCAAAGTCCGCGCGGGTTTCCTCGTCGCTGCCCGGTACACCTGCACTGGCGTTAGTGACACCTGACCAGCCGGGTATTGCCTTATAAATTTTATTCAGAGTTCCCGCCGGACAGCCGACAGGCCCGGTGGACAAATTCAGGAATACCACATCAACCTGCCCTGATGCGCCGATTGTGGCGTCTGACAGACTGACGTACTTATAGCCGGCCTCATCCTGCGCCATACTGCCCGCCGGAATCAGCGTACCAACCAGCCCGGTACAGGTTGCCGTTACTGTCGTACCTGTAGCCCCGCGTCGTTCCAGGAAATAAATCTTTCCTATTGCATCCTGAAAGCGTCCACTGGAGAAGTCAGGGTTTACCTGGTTAACGATATACAGCAACTGATCGTTTTTATCCGCGATAATGGCACTTTCGCTTGATGCAAGCTGCCCCTGCGGACTGCTCAGACTGGTACTCATTGCACCGCCCAGCGCACCAGAAAAATCGCTGAGCCTGCCGCTCAGAATATCCGCTTCATCCGGCACGTTCAGCCCGCTGTCCGTAATACGCACAGCGGGTACTGCGGTAGAAAAAGATTTATTTTCACTCATAGCAGTACCGTAAAAATGTCGTTATTGGTATCTGTAATGCGCAGCACTCCCGTTACTGTCCGGGCTTTATCCACAGTGACCTGGCAAATTGCGGCGCTCACGGTCGGCAGTTTAAGTGCTTCCTGTTGCAGGGTGGCATTCACCAGTTGTGTGCCGGGCCAGTGTCCGAGGATGCGTGACCAGTAAGGTATGCCGGACGTTGAGTCGTACCAGCACTCCCCCAGAAAGGTACTGCACGCACACGCCACATCCTGGGCTACCGCATGGGGATTATCAGTAATGGCAAAATTACCGGTATCATCCAGCAGGATGTCCCATGTCCCGGTGTCGAGAAGAAGCGATCGTGACTGCATATTTTCTCCTGTTTACTGCGGTCCCTGCGTGGTCGAACCGCCGGACTTAACACCACTGTGAACATGGTGTCCAAAATCAATACCGCCAATCTGCGCGCCACCGGAAAGCTCAGACTGTCCGGTAACATTAAGCCCCTGGCTGACGGCTGCATCCCCGTTAAGCGCGATTTTTGGCGAGTTAACAGTGAAACTTTTCGAGGCGTTCACGATGCCTTCCGGCGCAGAAATCTCCACTTTCCAGGGGGAAATAACCCGTATCTGGTTGTCAGCAAATTCCACGAACTGTACGGGCGCACCGTTAAGCACACCACCAAACCAGATGGCATCGGCGTAGTTATGAGTGCGTTTTGATCCCGGCATCGCGGCCTGACGCGTGGCTTTTACCGCACTGATATCCCGGTCGCAGATGCCGAGGAAACCAATATCGCCCACATGTGGCGGCATAATCACCGCATTGCTGCCCCCCTGTAGCCGCCATACGGGAAGGTGATAAATCACCTCATGCTCAACCGGGGAACCGTCTGCTGCAACGCCCATTACCATAGGTCGGACATCAATAAACTCCCCCTCCACCGCCACTACCTGCCCCAGAGTGATAAATACGTGTTTCCCGAGAAACTGCCGCAGCATAAAGTCCTGCGCATTGATTTCGCTGTTTACGTCCGTCGGATTACTGAGTGGTTGTGCCATTATCGTTAAGCCTTGTCATGGTACAGTTGGAGTTCCACGGACCGCCCACGGTTCGCGAGGTAATGGTGTGTATCACTCCGGTTAACTGGTAATCGCCTGTCACGTTAGGTAGTGACGATTCCAGATGGACCCGCCGACCGATGAAAAGATCGGGGCAGAATGTCGTGGTGGCGCTGAGGCCGGTCATGGTATAGACCGGATATCCAATAAGCCCGTGGTCCGGCGAAATATGAACAGCCGGAATATCCAGGGCTTTGTCCTTCGGCCAGATGGTGACTTTCTCCGCGTCCCCCAGGTCGATGTTAATATCGGCGGCTGAAGCGGCATCCAGCATTTGTTGTACAAGGTTTCCGGAAAAGTGTGGATTCGACAGGCTGCGACTGACGCCCTGATTTTCAAATTTCAGCCCGGCAGATGACGCCAGAGCACGGATGATATCTGCAACAGGCACATCACCTTTCGCGCTGAAATCGGCCGCTGTCTGATTACGCAGGTTGAAACTAACCTGCCCGGTCAGAATAAGGGGTATATCCGGCGCCTGGTTGTAGTCCGCATACGCATCGGTAATATCTCCCTCGAAAATAAGCCGACCACCAGCCCGTACCCGCATTTCATTAGCCGTACTTTGAGCGGGTCGCCACACGCCCCGATAACTCAGGTCGGCCATATGCGCCGGAGACAACCCCCAGATATACAGGGTTATCTGCGTTCCGGCAGTTCCGCCATATACCGTGACAGTGGCAAAACATTTAGCTCCTGAAACAGTCAGAATATTGCCCTTACCATTGTCGAACGTCCGCCCGTCTGACAGGGTGAACTCCACGGTAATGTCACGCTGGACATAGCTCATCAGAATGCCTCCGGGAATCCCCGCCCTTCAGGGCGGGGAGCAGTCAAGTCAGCTCCTCAGGCGACAGCCAGTAGAGCCGGTACCGTGAACCAAGCCCCCGCCAGTCGGGATCGTGGTTCCCCTCCGTGTCGGAAAAAAACAGATCGCCCTGAAACGGCAGGTATCCGTACCGGACAATCCGGTTATTGTTCAGGCACAGCACGCCATACAGGCACGGTTCACCGTTAACGGTGATATCGATATACATCCCCGTAGTCCGCTGATTCAGGCGAATGGTGCAGACCTGAGCACCCAGTGTCACCGTAAACTGCTGGGCTTTGACGGGAGATAAAACAATTTCCAGCATCAGGTGATCCCCCTGTTCGTGACGCTTCGTCTGTCAGCGTCTGACGGTTGTGTCACTGACGCCGTAACTGGCTGCGTTTTAACCGATGCTGCCCCTTTTGCTTTATCGTTGTCCGTGGGAGACTGGTTATCCGTACTTCCCACTGACACCTCTCCTGTATTCATTACCGCCTGGAATACTGCGCTGACCGTCAGTAATGTCGGTCCATTATTACTTCGCGTTCGGTAGTCGTATTTCACCAGGTCGTAGGATGTCCATGTCTTGTCTGGCGTCTCAATATCGTAAAGTCCTGCTGTGGTACGCATCATTTCAAGCGTTTCCAGCACATTCGATCGCGAGGTGGTGGAAAAATTTGTCAGGTTCGGGACAGCCCCGGAAAATGCCGTCCCCCCCTCTACAGTGAAAGTTACATGCAGTTCCGGTGGTCGCTGGATTTTATTAAAGGTGGTATAGGCTCCCTGTTCGACGGGGGCGGTGGAAACAGAAGCCTCCGCCCCCACCTCAACGACAACAAAAGAATCCGGGGAGAAAGGCTTCCCGCCCTTCTGGTGAACACCAGCCGGATCATTCCATGCGTAATAAATACCGAATGACGGTGCCAGTACACTGTTAATGAGTCCCAGGACACCGCCGCCACGAACGGCACTCAGTACGTTACTTTCATTGAGCGAAAAGTTATTCAGGGAAAGATTATCCAAAGAGAAATTCATCCTGTTACCCCGCTGGAATAAACTGAAACAAGCGCCGAATTCCTGATACGCCTACGCGCATCATCGGTAATGCCCTTCACATTGTCCGAGGTTGTAGTGACATTCAGCGTCCCGATATGCGTGGTTTCCGTTACGGTGGACTGAGATACAGGCGCCGGATGACGCGACTGTACGGCCATTGCCGCCCCCGGATGGGGCAGATTCGCCAGAACGCGGGGAATATAGTTACGGGTCTCCTCCGGAGCAGCAGCCAGCCCCTTACGCTGAACATTTCCCTCACCCCAGTTGTATGCCGCCAGAGCCTTAGCCAGATCGCCATGAAAAAACCGCAGCAGGCCACCAAGTTTTCTCGCGGCGGCATCAGCGGATTTTGCAGGATCAAAGGCATCGTTTCCCCTCAGACCAAATTCCTTAGCCGTCTGCGGCATGAACTGAAACAGTCCCATCGCACCAGCGCGTGAGACGGCAAACTGATTACCACCGGATTCGGTGTTCGCAACACTGCGCAGCAGTCCGGTCGGCAGGTTATATTTTGCCTCCAGTTGGGACAGTTTCGGTTGCAGCCAGCCTAACAGAGCCTCCCCGGCCTTCGTCGGACGCGGGCGGTTTTGCATGGCATTACCGAGTTTTTCCTGCGTCGCACGCATACCCTGTAGCCAGGATGCCCCGGAGGCTGCTCCCCTCCCGGTTGCCAGAGAAGCCTGAGTATCCAGCATTCCCTGCTGCCATACTGTAGGTGATTGTGCATGGGTGATATTGCCAGGCTTTTCTCCGGCATCCAGTTTTGCCTGGTATTCCTCCATCTCTTTCTTATTGAAAAAGAAAGTCCCGTCTGAAGCCCAGAAAAAACCATGCGAATCCAGCCAGTCCTTATTCTTCCTGCCAACGATGGATGTCATTAACCCGTCAACAACCGGGTAAAGCGCCGTTATCGCAAAAAGAAGGCCGCCGGGACCGTTGAGGGCCTTAGTCAGCCCCAGTACCCATGACGCCACTTTCAGCCCGATCAGCGTAATAATGACATTCTGCCAGCCCCCCATTTCTCCGGCAGCCTTATTCACCCAGGAGGCCACTGACTCAACTTTATTCAGAAATGTGGTGATAAACTTGTTCACTTCCTCCGGATGTTGCTGCATCCAGTCACCGAGTTTCTCCAGCCATTTGCTGAATTCCGTGGCATACGGCATCAGTGCCGTACCTATAGTCAGACCAATTGTTGTCCATACCTGGTCCAGTTCTGCAAGGGCTTCCCGCAATTTGCGGGCTTTCCGGATTTTATCGTCGGAGACCTGCGAACGGGATGTAAAGTCATCCACATCCTGAAGAGCATGGCCTGAGCCAAGAAACTGCTGCCCGGCATAACTGAACCCCAGCGCATTACCGTAGGCTGTCTGTTCTGACTTTGTCAGTCGCGGAAAGGCAGACGCCAGCTTGCGCATGATGACTTCGGTACTGTCGGTATTTAAATCAACACTGACACCCGCACGGGCTGCAACCTGAAACAAATCCTGCAACACAGGATCAAAGGACTTTCCGGCTTTGAACGCGGCTTTTGCATCTGTAATCCGGGAAAACGCCCCGGTGATCTCGCCAGCGTCAGCACCATTCGCCTGCCCTGCGCGTATCCAGCCGTCCAGATGTTTCGCTTTCATGCCAAAGGCATCGGAGGAAATTGACAGCCGGTTAAGATCACCGGCAAACCCCGTGACCAGGCTTTTAATTCCCCCCAGTGTCAGGGTGACGCCTGCCAGCGCCAGTATCTGATTACGTATGCCGGAAAAAAACGTTGATGCCCGTTTACCTGCTGCCTCCATTTTCTTAGCGGTTTTTTCGGCCTTTTTTCCGGTATTCGCGATGGCATCACCGGTTCGCTTCCCCGCCTGTTCCATACTCGCGGCAGTTTTATCAGCGTCAGAGCCTGTTTTCTTCAGGGCCTTACCCGTGCGCTCACCGGCGGCTTCCGTCTCACGTGCAGCTTTATCCGCATCACTGCCTGTTTTCGCCAGGGCATTACTGGCCTGTTTTTGCCCCAGTTCGAAAACATCCGCCACCCGCTCCATTGCGGCGGTCAGTCGGTCCAGTGCAGCGTGCGCAGCCTGTTCCCCGGCAGTAAAGTCCTTACTTTCTATATCCAGTGCCAGAACCAGCTCATCAAGTACCGCTGCCATTCTGTGTCTCCTGCATCACACGTTCGTTATGGGCGTCCACCTGAATAATCTCAAGCAGATCCCATAAGTCCTGCACACCAAGTACGGAATCCAGTTCGACTTTTGAAGCCTTACCGGAGGAGATAACGGTCGCAATGGTGCGGGGAACGTTAACGTAATCCACCACCCCGAACGGTCTGTCGGGGCCGAGATAACGCGGGGGAATATCTAGCTGGCGGCGGGACTGAAAAAATCCACATGCAGTCTGAATACCTCCGCACGTAAATTAAGCCTGGTGGTGATTTCCTCTATATCGTCTTCAATAAGAGGTCGCCGTATACCACGATTTTTCGGATCGGGAACAAACTGTATACATTCCATCATTTCATCCAGCAGTGGACGGGCTTCTTCCGGCGGGATTTTTGACAACGCTTTCAGCCCTTCCAGCGCCAGCGCAGCCATCCCCATACTGCGAACATCATCCGGTAACTCCACGCCGCCACGCCCCATCGCCATAATGGCGCGCATCGCCCACCATTCCGCCTGCGAGGCAGACATTTCGGTAAGGTGAAATACCTTGCCGTTATCCCGCCCCTGACCATCAATAGTGATAAATTTCTCTTTACGGGCCATCAGTTAAAAACCTCCGGAGTGATAGTTTCCCACTCGATAACCGCCTGTCCTGGCTGCAATGTACGCGCCGCGTCAGGCAGCGCTTTCCATTGTTTGAGTACGCCATTTACGCAGGTATATTTACGGCCTATCGCCGGAAGCAGCACGACAGCATTACAACGGAATACAGCCCGGCTGGTCCGGGATGTGGTTGACCAGGTATCAAAAATATCCCGGCTGGGTGAGTCCGGCATGATGTGAAACGTCTGGATAATGTTGCTGTACACAAATCCCGCAGACAGTTTACCGTCAATACCGCGGACGGTTTCCGCCAGTACCAGCGGATCGGTGCCATAAACGTTATCTGCGGCAAATCCCTGAAGTTGTACGCCGGAGGGATACAGGTTATTCACTGTCAGCGTGATAATGGCATCCGCCGCAGTGATGGTGTTGTTGTTACCTGACATTTACTGGACCTCCGTGGATGCAATAACAAGTTTCTGGATACTGCCGCCGTCACAGTACCAGAGCGTACAGGACGGGCTGCTACGTGTTGCCCGCAGAGAAGGCAGCATATCGCCGATATACAGGTAGTAGCCGGTGGCAAACAACGTTGAAGAAACATCCTCCTCCACAACATTGTTGATCTGCTTCTTCTGCGCCTCCGTCAGTGTCACCCCTTCACGGATACCGCCCCAGCGTTTGTACTGCTGGATAACGTCACTCATTGATGCCGCAACCAGCGCCCGCCCTTCATTGTTGTAGGGGATAGTCTGGTTTGACTTGAATAACGAGATCACAGCTCCCTGCAAATTGGCATTCAGCCAGATTTGCCCGCAGAAGCTGTCCAGCCATTTAAAATCGCCGGTAATGGTGCCATCCGCCCAGTAATCTTCCACCACACTGTTTTCCGCATATTTCCCATAGAAGTTGTAACCTGCGGCTATCAGTGCATCGTAATCGCTGCCACTGGTAACATCAGCGGCCAGACCTTCATACTCGCGGAACTTGAACGGCACGCGCCCCTCTGGTCGGACAAAATCAAGGCACGCCGCATACCCCAGTACCGCAGCCGCCCGGTTACCATCAGACGCGAAAACCGGTACAACAGCACTGTAGTTATTGACGGTGATTATCTGGTATGCGATATGACTGGTATCCCCTTTTACTTTGGCCTTACCACTGGTTGTCCATGCCACATAAAAGTAACGCTTGCCCTGCCCGTTTGCCCAGGCAGAAAACGCCAGGTGTTGCTCGTCAGTGACTTCAGATACTGTGGAAAATCCCGCCCATTGCTGGGAAGCGTCCTTAATGGCTACCATCGTGTCAGGTACATCAGATACAGGCGCGCCCTGGGATATCACCGCGCCCGTATTACTGGTCATCTTCAGGGGTTCCGCAGCCGATCCACTGCCGAACGTTATCGTGGTGCTCTCCGGTTTCGCCCCGGCGGCAGTAATGACGAAAGCATTCTGTGTGGTATCGAATACCACTGTTGCCACCGCCGCGGTCAGCGCTGTCTGTAGTGCCGTTGCAGCAGCAGCGAAGCTGGTGACACCGTTAAAATTCACCTCAGCGCTGGCGCTTTTCCCGTTAATACTCAGCGTCAGCGTACCGGAAAGTTTTTGTAGCTGTTCAATAGTCACGCCCTTAAACGAACCACTACGTAACCAGGCCGCCGATGCGGCAAGATTGAAACGGGAAAACAACAATTGTCCCGGCGTTTTAGTGGCATTTTTGAAGCCCTGAAAATAAAGCTGCGCGCATGCGTACTCATCGGATAATGCACCAAAATACGCGGCCACATCATCCGGGGAGGAAAACGGAACCACACCGCCGACCGGGAGTAGTGGATTTCCGGTCAGCAACAGGCCATTAAGATCGACGGCATTACCCGCCACAGCCAGCACACCGGGATTTATCTGTACATCTTTACTGAGTGGGATTGGCATTATCAGCCTCCGTTGTCCGGGTGATCACGTTGTCAAAAAACATCAGGGGTGTTGTGACCACAGGGTTAATCTGCATCTGAATATCAAGCGTCCGGCGCGGTTCATACTGCTGCTGGCCGTTGACGAACGTGGTATTAAGGGGATCTGAGCAATACAGCGGGGAAATCAGCCCGCCGGTCTGCCGGAAAAGCTGTACGGAAAATTCAGACCGGAAAAGCGTTGCCAGCGCCTGCGCGTTATCTGCCGCATGAGGTCCGTAGAAATCAAGCTGGCAACGCCATTTTGTGGTACGGGTAATATGCTGAGAGCCTTCCCCTGCCTGTTCCGGCGCAGAATATGTCACTACCGCAGTGGATAATCCGGTAACATCAATACCTGTCATGGTGATGAAGTCCCCCTGAGGCATCGGAACCCGGTTCTGCTGTGTTCGTTCAATCCCGGCATCAGAAAAAAGCCCCCGGAGATAATCACCGAGGGCCTGATAAAGATCGCTTTCCGTAACGGAGAGAGTCACACCTGAAGACATACAATAACCCTCGTCCAGTCCGGCCAGATTTCCGGTACCTCAACCACCAGCCACGTTTCATCGCCAATGACAAATTTATCGCCACCCTGTTGCTGGGTACGGTTAAGCCCGCACCAGTTACCGTCGGTATACAGTGTGGCGAAAACACCCTGCTGGTTCAGATTGTCGAGATGACGTAAATCCGCCTGGGTGACGGCCTGTTTTTGTACCCTGACGGGAACCGGATCTTCATACTCAGGCACGCGGGAATAGTCCGCCTGCTGTGTACTCCCGCGCGAGCGATAAACCAGCGCGTCCGTATAAGGATTTACCCGGCGTACCGCGCCGGAAACAATACCGTGGAGGTTCATTTTTTGCCCCCGTCAACAGAATAATCGACACTGTTCATCATATGACCGGTTTCAATAAGCGGGTTGTTAAAGCCCTTTTGCCGGACAGTGGATGCGGCGTTGGGCGGCCTTTTCCAGTCGCGAATAAACATCTGCAACTGCCCTTTGATATGCTCCCCCATGTACACCAGCGCGGTCGCGGTATCAAAATCATTCGCCCGTAAAAGCGTCGCCATTTTTTCGCCCCATTCGGGGCTTTTATACTCGATCATCTTACGGAAAAACGGACGGGGTGGAATGGTGACTGTGTGCTCAGGAATAACCACATCCTGAGCAAAATTACCCTTACCGGCTTTGACAAAGCGGTGCCCGATTTCTCCCGTTTTTTCGTTATAGCGAAAGTGAAGCGTCTGCCCGCGAGCGGGTATAATCGCACTACCGCCAAACTCGTTAATGGCGGCGATATACGCCACCGGCGTACCGTCGGGGTAGGTTGCCCCTTCAAGAAAACCCACTTTGAGACTTTTGCCCGATTTAAGGTTATCTGCGGCCTGTTTCAGCTTCTGCCGGAACTGTTTGCCGCCCGTGACTTTGTTTACCATCGACGCCCCCTCCCGTATCCCCGGTAATAATGCCCCGGATATCGCGAAGGGGAGCCGCCGGAATGATACTGCATTGAACGGTACGGTGCCGTCGCCTGCCAGTAGTCAGCGCCGTAAGGTGTCTGGAGATACCACCACGACGCATCGTTACTGCCGCTATTGTCCACGGAGACGGAAACAGAACCTTCCGACGCACTGGTGATACGTCCCACCAGTCCGGCCTGTCCGTCTTTTCCGCTCCCCAGTCCCCGCAGCGAGCACAGATGCGCAACCAGCAGGAACAGAAGCTGCTCCCGCTCGTTCAGGTCGGTAACCGGACTGTCGTCCGTATTATCCAGGTACAACGCGGTCGCCTGGTTAAACACCGCCGTCAATAGCTCCGGTGTCGCTGTGGAAAACTCCGGGTAAAGGGCCGAAAATGCCTGCCAGTCAAACGTTACCGTACCCATACCATTTTACTCCTGAGGTTTGCCCATCACTTCATCATCGCGGTTAATGCCCGGAGCCGGATCTTTCTGCGGCAGCGGTTCAAGGCCGGATTTAACGGTTTCCTGCTCCGTAGCCTGCGCGGCAGCGCTGTTCGCCTTGTCCTGCGCAAAAATAACGCCGTTTTTCACATATGGTTGCTGGCCGTGCTCCGCCAGCCAGGCTTCCCAGAACGCCTTTTCAACCTGCGTCAGGCCATAACCCCCAACGATTTTAACGGCGTTATTCCGCCAGCCTGCTACCTGTACCCGCTCCGGTCCCACTTCCAGCACCAGACCGTTCGGCAATTTGCAGCCCACTGTTACCATTTCAGCCATGACTCACACCCCCAGCATTTGTGCATACGCCAGCGGCTGGCGAATAATCGCCCCCCAGGTACCGGCAGATTTTTTTTGTTTCCAGGCAGATGATTCAGTCACTACCGCATGGGCGCGCATTTTTTCAGTGAAAGAGCAATAGCCTGTATCCTGTTCCCCCAGACGCTCCGCGATAAGCTGTACCAGCTCGCCAGCGTCAGAGGTGTATTCCACCGCCGTTTCAATGGTCATCGCCGGGAAGTTTTTCGCCAGCAGATCGGACACGTTAACCTTGTACTGGTTAGTCTTGGTGAGGTTCACCTCCGCCAGCGGCGACATGCACAGCTTCATTTTGTCGGTACGCTCAATATGGCCGTTAGTCTGTTTCACCAGTTGTTTAAAGAGCTTCACGACATCGTCATACACGCCCTGTCCGTCCTTGTCGTCCCACTTGAGCTTACCGTCCACGGTATCCGGGGTTATCGGTGCGGATAACGACGGGTCATTCAGCAAACCATAGTTCGCCAGTCCGGCAATACCATAGAAGTAGGACTTATTCTGGAACTTATTCAGCGTCAGTGCCGATGCCACGTTCAGCTCTGCCGCCCAGCCAATACGGGCTGCGCCGTACATTTCCAGCTCACGTTCGCCCCATACGGTAAACGTCTGGAAGTGGTAACTTTGACGCGGTACCCAGTTGACGTTTGCGCTTACCACCCCGTTGTTGTTGTAGTCCCCGTAGGAACTCACCTCCCCGACCGATTCTGCAATCGGGAACTGTGCAGACAGTGTTGTCCAGTCACCTTTTTTGGTTTCGCCCAGAATCTGAGCCCCTTTCATCGGCGTCACCAGTACCCGGATCAGTTCTGGCTCAACGTAATTGGTGAAATACGCAGGGATGCCACTGTTAGCCACTGTAACCAGCGCAGGCTGTGCGTCCATCGCCAGTCCGTAATCGGCAGCGTATTCCGGCGGCAGATACGCCTGCGCACCGGGAAGGATGATCCCGTAGTCACGGCTGGCTGTCGCGTAATGCTGTTTGAATTTATTCATTATTTGCTCCAGGTACTGATTTTGATGACCTCATTCGCCGCGGCGGCACGGGCAACGGAAAAGTCTGTTTCAGCGAATCCCGCCATTGTGGCCCCGGCTGCGCCCGTGGCTATCTCCCCGGTGGTCAGGGAGGCAAAAACTTTCTGCCCGACCGTCGCGGCGGTGGTGGTTCGCGCCCAGAAGTCCCCCGATACCATCAGGGTGCATTCACGTCCCGGATAAATGGTGTTCGAGTCCCCGGCCAGCCATTCCACAATGGAAGCCTGCCCGTCGCGAGGGACAAACCCCGCCGGTGCGCCAGCTCCCTTATTGGCGGCAACGCCTTTGGTTACCCAGGCAAACCGGGCAATGACCAGTCCGTCAGAGCCGGTAATCAGCTCACCTTCTCCCGCCACATACGAGGCGCGAGGGTTATCACTGGCAAATGCCCCCGGAATCCCCGGTGCCGGGTACTGGTTCATGTGTGTCTGAAAAGTATTCATATCAGTAACCTCGTTTCAGTTTTGCACCGGGGAAATCTGCTGCAAACGTCGATGCGCTGGCCTGGTCCATCGCCACGCGTGGACTTTTGGCCGTCTGTTTCTGCTCAACGGCAAACTTCACCATGCTGCGGTACGCGCTGGGGTGAATGCCCTGGATATCGATCCCCGTCTGCTCCAGCGCGGTACGGTAAACCTCTTCGGCGCAGTCCATCGCCACCACATCGCCAATCAGCGGCCGCACCTCGGTTTCAGCCACACGAACGGCGCGGAAATTTTCAGCAGCCCGTTTCGTTGCCTGGTCAGTTGCCAGCCTGATTGCCGCATCCATCGCGGGTTTATCGACTTTCACATCGTCGGGTTTCACATCAGCCTCTTTTATTTCGGGGTCTTCGTCAGTTGCCGGAGCCAGTGCGGATTTAATTTTTTCCAGCACATCATCAGCAACTTTGCCGGACAGCAACGCCAGTACACTTTCCATCGGGCTGTCGGTATCAAATGCCTTCGGCTCGTCAGTTAACCCGGTATCATCGTCCCCGACCAGCTCCGGCACGGCTTCTGCTGATTCCATCAGTTGCGCCAGCTCCGCCGGTTCAATATCCATATCCTGTGCCAGCCGTTCGCTGTAGGCAGTTTTTACCGCGCTGGCGATAGCTGCCGGGCGCTTATGCTGCGCCATCAGGCGTAACAAATCCCTGGGAGCCGCATCCTGTGCCAGACGCGGCGCAAGATAGGTTCCCAGCGCGGTAAGCACCGCCACTTCTTTTTTACTCAGTTTCATGCGTTTTAGCTCCTGAGGGAGAGAGTCCATAACAAGACAGTCCGGCCCCGCCCGGCCATCGCCGACCAGCGCCACATGATTTCCCACGATATTCCGCATAACGCCGTCATACGGTTCACCGTCGGGGGTGGTTCCCGGCGTCATATCTGCCACATAGGCATATGACGATGAGATTTCCCGTTGTTCATCCGTTTCTATCCCCGCGATGGCGGAGTTGTCCCAGATGGACATGCCGTTAACCAGATAGGTACCGTCAAACTCGCCGTTGGCATGAGTCGTCCCCACCCGGTACTCGCGCGCGGGCGCGCCCGGATAATCGGGTTTGTGTCGGCACAGGACGGGAATATTGTTGAAGGTTGAAACTGCCTTGCGCAGTTCATCGGGGTCACGGTAAAGCTGATAAAGTTTTTGAGGGTCGAGTCCCAGCGCTTCCGCCCCCGGTATTTCATGCCCGAAATAACCGCAGACGTTAGCCTTGCTGAGATTACTGCGCTCAATCTGGAGGCGACCTACTTTATCGAACTGCCTTACCGATGCCCGGTCAAACGCCAGCATTTCGGTAATAATCATCTTTTCTCCAGTCCGGGAATAACGGCCTCCCAGCCGCACTTGCAGTTGATTTCTTCGCCCGGCAGTACCCACTTACCATCCAGAAACATCCCCTTTCGCAGATCAAACCGTTTACCGTTCGCCTTCACATGCGACGGGCGCCATGTTTTACCCGCGCGGGAATGCCGCCAGATACCTTCAGTGATGCCCACCGAGCGTTGTCTGGCCGACTGCATTACCGAGGTCGCTTTATTGTTCTGGTCGCGGGCAATCAGCGCCGCACGCCGTCGTGTGATGCCGTAGCGTTTTTCCAGTTCATCGGTCAGAGTTTTCAGGTCACGCCCCCGGCTAACAGACTGCATGACCAGTGTTTCCACCTGGGTGAGATGTTGCTGCGGGATGGAGCGAATGAGGTTCACATTCTCCGTGATGCTGGCCTGAAGTGCGGTGTTCATCTCCGCTGTCATACGGAAAGGAACCGTAAACCCGGCATCACGGAGCGCAGTGGACAGTGACGCATCGCTGTTTTTCAGAACATCACCGGCAAACCGCCTCGCCAGCCGCAGGGCCATTTCGTCAAACCTTTTCTGCCAGCGCCTGGCAAGTTGTTGCATGGCTCCACGCATCAGGTTAACGGGGGACGCATCCTGCGCGAGGTCTGTTTTACGGTACTCAGCCCGCAGCCAGTAAAGCACGCTGTTGTGCATCTCACTGACGGCATTATCCAGTTGTCTGCGGTACCAGGCCTCAATCCCCGCGTTGGGTGAAATCCGTCTCAGGGTCTGCGTTCGGGTCTTGCGGCGGATTTTCTTCGGTGTCGTCAATTTCGATTTCTCCGCTCAGGTCAATACCGCTGTACGGGCTGTCCGGTGCAGTAGCCAGCCGTTCGCGTACCTCGTTATTGGTCACCGCTCCGGCGCTCTCGTAAATCTGATCTGTTTCCGCTTCAGTTTTACGGATATTCGCCAGTTGCTCGCGCGTCAGTTCATGCAGGGGTTCAAATTCAAAAGTGATATCAGGATCGATATCGCCGAACTCAGACAACTGAATAATATCCAGTACCTTTTTCAGCGGTTTCTTCAGAAGGCGAGTGGCAAGTGCAGCGATGGTGTCGTAAAACACACGGATTTCACCCTCACTCGACGCGTTCAGTCCCGTAGGACTCAGCCCGGCGAACTTTACTGACGGTATGGCACTGACAAAGAACATGTGTTCCTGTGCCTGCGCCTGAAGGGTGTCGAGGCCGCTCAGAGGGGTGTTGAACTGGAAAAACTCTTCTTTCGTTTTGTCCAGTATCAACAACCCGCGGTTATCACGGGTACGGTTAAACAGCTCCGCGCGTTTTGCGTAATTCGGGTCCCTTTTCCCCGTTAACGCCTGGCTCATGTCCGTCATGATCCCGCTCAGCGAAAACGAATGCAGCATATCGCCCACGCTGTCGCGTGTACGCAGCCAGTTATTGACGTAAGGTTCGGCAATCTGAACCAGTGACAGGCCGCCAAAGTTATAGGCCGGCTTCAGCATGTCCGGAACCGGGCGAGAAATCAGATCAATCATGCGGCTGGCGTGAACCGTTTTTCCCATTACGTACCATTCGGACGGACGGTAAAAATCATCACTCAGCGGATTATCCGCGTTATACATACCCGGATACGTCCAGACGGGTTCAATAATACGAAGCCCCAGCAGGGAACCTTTCGGGATTTTTTTGTCGGAAATAAACAGCCTGGACTCCAGCTCCGCCGGGTCAGTCCAGGCCGACATACCCGATGGCGAACGCACATCGATATAAATTTGCCCTCGCCCGAAAAAGCCGTCATGCTCCACCGCCAGCCTGAAGGCATCCCGTACGTTATAGCGCTCCAGTGCATCAGTAAGCTGCGCTATGCGCGGCGCGCGGCTGTCGTCCCCTACCCCGACCGCCTTAACCTTTATCCATTTGCGGGTCATCTCCTCGGCAATCACACTGACCATGCGCCGGTACTCTGGTAACTGCGCCTGAAGTGCCAGATACGGATAGCCCGGAAATCCTCCGTACACAAAATCAGGATACTGGCTGTTCAGTGTATCGTAGGGAGTCGAGTCCATTGCCAGTACAGCATTGCGCATGTCTTCGGGAATGACTCCCGGCGGTGGCTCATAGCGAACAAATTCACGCTGCGGTTTTTGTCCGGCCTCAGCAACCACCTCATCGCTGATCGTCATCGGATGTGGTTCAGGCGGACTTTCTGGCGGTGTCACCGTTTTTTTACGTTTAAAAAGCCACATCAAATCCACTCCATAAAATCATCAGAAATTACGATAGGCATTACCGTCGGGGCAAAGGACATAATGAAGGCATCAGCTACGTTCGGCGATGGAACATCACGTTTCGCCAGTTCCTTTTTGGTTTCCACCATTACACGACCGTTACGGTCAAAATCGCGGTGTGGCGTGGTGAGTTCCAGCTTGAGCTTTTCCAACAGAGGGCATGAGGAATCAATACTGATTAACTCATCGACGCTGAATGTCTCTCCCGCCTCTCCATTTTTCACCGCGTTCACGGCGTTAAAGGTATTACGGAAACGGTCAGCCACCAGCCACCACGCCTGCGCCTTAAGATTTGCGAAAAAGTCTTTGTTGGGGATGCCGTTGTATTCGTCATCTGGCTCATGCACACCTGCACCGGCGTTAAACCGCTGGTAATTCACACGTCGCGCGTATGCGTTCTCACGCTTCCGGTCATCGTTAATTTCCGAGAACTTTGCGCCCGCCGACGCGCCAACACCGATTGAGTCGTAAACGATATCTGCATCGCGCTCCATTGCAGCCTGGTAAGTGCGCTGGCAACTCTTCAGCAACTCGTCCTCTTTGGCCTTCCATTCATCGGCCCAGTAGATAACTGAGCCATAACGGTAGACGTTGGCGCACTTATCCGCGCCACTGTCGGCGACATCGAAACCGATGCGCTTACGTCCTTCAGGACCGAAATCCAGAACCTTATGCGCGTCAACAGCCGCTTCAATCCACGAAAGCTTAATAATTGCCGCATCATCATCAGACTCTGGTACGCCCTCATAAACATGCACAAACCCTTCCGGGTCACGACGCCTTGCCGCATCGATAACCTTCAGCATGGTATCTGAAAGGAATGGATTCTCGTCGTAGTTGATTTTGCGAATCAGCGTATCTTCTGGCGGATCGACCACAAAGTTACGCCACACGAAATCGGTGACCAGTCCAGGGTTAAAAATAAACCAACACTCTGAACCCTCTTTACGGATTGTCGGCTCCAGTATTTTCCATTGATATTCCGTCAGTGCATGGGCTTCTTCCAGCCACAACACATCGATCCCCTCCAGTGACTTAATTTCTTCGATGTTGCGCCATAACCCATAAAAAACAAATTCCGAGCCGGTAACCCGGTTAATGATTTTGTTGTTCAGAATGCGGAAACGATGCCGCAGGCCAAACCGGTCTATCTGAATTTTGAGAAGCGTGTAAACCGATTCTTCAATTTTGTTCTGGATCTGGCGAGCGCAGCAAAAACGCAGGCTGTATTTATTTGCCAAGAATATTGCAAATCCGGCTGCATCCCATGATTTTGACGATGACCGCCCGCCATAGAGCACTTTATTTCGCGCCTGCGTGGTCCAGAAGTTTCTCAGGGCCGGATTAAGCGTCGGTCTGGATATCGGCGTAGAAGTCATTCAGGTCACGTTCTCCGTTACCATCATCAATACCAGCATCACGTCGCAGCCTGTCAGCCTCGAGAGATACCTTATCAGTAGCCGCCAAACGATAATCAGTGTCGGCGTGTATTTTGCTAACGGTCGCCAGCGTTCCAACGATGGATTCAATGCGCACGGTGTTACGCATCATCGCCTTTTCGGCAGCGCTGATGTTATCCATCAGAATTTTGCGCTGCTGCTCTTCCTCCGCATCCTCCAGCAGGGTGAACCAGCGACCAATGTTCTCGGCGGCCATCAGGTTATTCGCCCGCAGCCGAAAGAGCTCATCTTCAAGCGTCAGCGCTCTGGCATCCTCAACAACTTCATCTTTCAGTAGAAGGCGCCGGGCGTAACCGCCATGTTTCAGTGCATACTGATTACCAGGCTGAAAAGGAGGATGATTAGTGACAACCTTTTTGCGTACCGCTTCGGGTTTCGTATCTGCGGGAGGTCCGGATTCTGGCCGCGAATGCTTTTGCACTGCGCCGGAGCTGGCAGGCCTCCTCGTGGTACGCACCGTGTTTTTTTGCGTACCATTTTTGCGTACCTGCGTACTATTTTTGCGTACCCACTCCAGCTTCTTTGCTTTCTTCCTTATCGCCCCTTCCGTTACGCCGTACAGCGCCCCTATGTCGCGAAGGCTCATAATTCCGGCCCGGTATGCCGTCTCGATGGCCTCCCAGTCCGGTTTTGCCATGTTGCTGTCCTATGGTTAAAGCCATTAAAAAAGCCACCCGAAGGTGGCATTTGTGATGGCAATAAAAACCGCCCGGAGGCGGCTTGTTATCAATTACTTAATAGCTGTTCGATATTAGATGGGATCGGGACACCAGGCTCTACTTTTAGTTTGTTTAGCCTTTCGACAATAGACAGTTTCTCCGCCCCACTCGCTGCTTGGTAGTAGGGTCTTACCCCTTCAATGATATCATTAGCTGTAACTGAAGAACCAACGCCAGCGCCTGGCTCGTTTTTATTCAAAGAGCTGTGAATAATTTGCTCAATAGCCTGATTCATAGTTATTACCCAAAATGAGTGGTTACATACCACAACTTGTATATATGTCCACCACAGGCCTTTATCAAGCCCACCCGTAGATAGGCTTTGTAATGGCTACTTCACTGTTTCGATGGTCGAGCCGTGAGAGTTCATCACGTAAACCTGGTCGCCAGGATAGATGAACTGGTAACGGCAGCCATCACCCGCGCCGGGGAAATTTTCACTCGGATATTCCTCAATAATGATGGCAATAGCATCAGTATCCAGCACATCAGTACGGTCACTAATAACCAGTTCTTCCTCCTGCAGCGCTTTGGTCATTTCTGGATCTTCATAGATAGCCGGGAGCCAGTATGCGAAGTCCGGGCTGGCTGAGTTATGAGTAAGTTTTAAAGTATCTGCGAACGTTTCAGAACCGGCCCTGGCTATCGAGATGGATGGCTGCTCACAAATATGCGTAACACCGTTGATGATGGTTTTAACTGTAAACATAGTATTTCCTTCTTCGTCTTCTTGTTACAACAAAAAGCCCCGCTAGTGCGGAGCTATGGGATTGTTGGTTGACTCTCTCACCGAGTTGTAAATGCGCTCACACGTCATTCCTGCGCGGTAGCTTTCGTCAGATCGCTCAGCATAATATTGAGCTTCTTCTGCAAGGCTTCCGAACATGTCGGCGAGCACTGTGGCGTCGGCTCCGGCTGTTTTGCTTCTGACGGCAGCGGCAAGATTTGCGGTGTGCTTTGCGGCGTCCAGGCGGGTGGCAAGTTTTTTTGCTTCGGTACGCAGCTGGCTAACAGTGGCAGACAGGCCAGCAGCAGTGGCAGCAGATTTAGCGGCTTGCGCTTGTGCATCTTTCACAGCCTCATCACGGGCAATAATGCGGCCCTGTTCAATAATACGGGCGGCGGTCTGGGCGTTGACTTCCTGAGAGGATTCAGCGCTGTCGCGATCTGCCCATTTTTTTTGCCAGCCCCTGTCACTCCAGACATTACCGGCGATAAACGCACCAGCCATCAGCAAAATAAACGCCAGCTGCAACCAGTATCTTTTCAGAAGAGCAGATAACAGATTCATACCAGCACCGATTTTGCTTTCTCAAAGCGCTCTCGCCGATCGCCGAAGCCGTTCTGCCCTCCGTTGATGATCTGCGTAACACGTACCAGGTCGCCGGAATATTTCAGACACCCTTTAGTCACAAAAAACCACGCTGCGGATCGGGCGGCATGACGTTCCAGTTCAAGCTGTCCCGGATTCGCCACCAGATCCAGTTTCAGGGCAACGCCACATCTGGTGTAATTCTCCAGCCCGGTAATCTGGATAAGCCCACGCCCGCGATACTTCCAGCCATCTCCGGCGTCTTTGTTACCCATGCGGCCACCGTAAACCAGATTGGCTATTTGTGGCTGGTGGGCAACCTGGCGACCATCAATACGCCCCAGCATTTCGCACTGATACGGCGTCAGGCGTTTACCAAACGTCTTCTTCAGCGCCTCCACTGAATAATTGAAGCTTTCCTTCAGAACAGTAAATCCTGCTGATTCATGTCCCGCTTGTGCAATAAACATGGCCTGATCCAGTGGCGCAGTGATACCGAATTCGCTCATTGCCGCCGTAATATACGGATACCAGCGCGCAGAAAGCCCGGCGCTAATACCAGCCGCCTGCTGAAATTGTTGTTGATTCATCAGTGCCTCAGAGCATCAACCAGACGCGCCACATTACCGCGAGCCCACAGCACAGCGGCGCAGATAAGGATATTCACCATCACCACCAGCCAGTGGGATGATTCATATAAACCAAAAACAAACCGGAAAGGGACACTGGCATACACCAGCACCATGACATAGGCCAGTAACGAAATCAGGGGGCGGTGTGTCGCATCACCGCGTCGGTAAAACATCAGAACGATGACTATTACCCCACAAATTACGGCATTCAGAACTGCAGAAGGGTCATTTGCTACCATCTGATCCCCCTCCCCTGATACGAGAGAGAATACTGAACAGAGTGTTCAGATCCTGACTGTTGAGAAAAGTGAGAAACTTTATACACATTGCAGAAATAATTACTGCGCCAAGTGCATCCAGTGGTTTTTCATAATGCGTTATTGCCGCAAGCTTAGTACCTATCAGCCCGGCGCCAAGCACTCCCACAATAAATGACGTGATAAAATAAGCGACCAGCCTGATGCGTCCGATGTTGGTTGCCGTGGCGACATAAAATACCGAGCCGGCAAAAGCGCCGAATACCACACCATAATCGGTTCCGGTTGCCAGACCGAATACACTGGCCCCCATTAATCCACCAGCCAACACTGTCGCACTGGATACAGGTTCGGACATTCATCCCCCTCTGGTTGTGTGGGTCCTCTCAGTTATGAGGGGAAATAATAAATATCCTCCGGCATAGCCGGAGGATATTTATTCATAAAGAACACAATTAAGAATAATACCGATTTAATTAAAATAACTTGATCTCACAGTTGAAGAATGAATAATAGCGAGCCCTGCCAAGGCAGGGCATAGAAATAACCAACGAGAAGAAATAGGTAGGAACTAATGAAAAACACCGCTCTGGGTAAGTTCATTTTTATCGTCGGCACCGCGTTACTGCTCGGTGGCTGTAGTGGCATGGTCATGCCTCCCTATGCCACCCACGGTACATCGGTCGGAATCATTGCGCCGGCGGGAGGCTATAGCGAGTGGCACACGGATAGCCGCAACCACACCACAGGAGACAGTCACAGCCAGTCACAGGGAAACTGCACCCAAAGTGAAGATAGCCAGCTCAGCGAAAATGGTCTCACACGGACACACCAAAGCAACTGTAACACCCGTAGTCAAACCCACAGCAGTAGCACCAGCAAAACCCGCTCCAGCAGCGTCGGTTTCAGCGTCGGGGGGCCTGTTGGTGCTAGCATAGGGTTGATCAAGCAGATGGAGTCGATGAACCGTGCGCCAGCCAACGATATGAGTAGTAATGAGATGTTCAAGAATTTCGGTTTCTAGCACATAACGCCACCTGGTACCGTTGTGGTGTCTGGCCCGGCGGCTATCTGTAACGACTCACAATCGAAAAAAGTCAGACTCGCAATCAGCGCAAATTTTGGCTCACAATAACTGCAACTGAAATCGGACGTGGACTCACGCTAAGTGAGAGCGAAATCCGACGCTCAGAGCCAAATGAGAAGTTTTTTCCATTGGCAGTAATTGTGAGCCAGCAAAAATAGATTGTGAGTCCATTGAATGGGGATCGTTGTGCATTTTCATAAGCCTCACCTCCGATAGCTCGGATGGCGCAGTGTGAAGTAGGAAGGCCGCCCGGTGGATCAACGACAAAACTCAGAGGGATTATTCCGGACGGCACAAACAGAAAAGCCCCGGCAATCACCGAGGCTTAAATTGTTGCCGGTTACCGCTCCGGCGCGATCAGCAAAAGCTATCGCGGTATCAGATTGTGGTCCTGCCTGTGTGAGCTTTGCGGTCGGCTGGAACATGTAGACTCCGCATCACTCCCCGCACTTTGTCTTATTGGCGTCGGGAATCCATAAAAGAAAACCCCGCCGAGGCGAGGTTCTTAATTCTTGTAACGTCACAGGCATAATAACCCATCGTTGGAATCAGATTAGCCATTTTCCGTTAATTTTGCAATAGCTAAATTATTTTGGTCATCGAGTCACGTTTCCCAGAACCTTTTCTGCATACGATTCCTCAATATGGCAATGCTCCACCAGCCGATCGAAAAACAGTTTATAGTTGTACCGCCATACCATTTCCGTTACTCCTAGTGCTTTAAAAATCTCGGTATCTTTGAGACGTGGGTAGCCTCTTCCCTTGCATCTTGGGCATTTTTTATAAACCGGCACGCCCTGCAACTCAGATTTTTTCTTATCGAGAATTTCTCCGCGTCCCCGGCAACGACATTCATTTTTCACATGGCCTTTGCCATCACACGCCTTACACACTACGCGCACCTGCTCACGAACTGATTTCCACACCTCCCAGTCGGACGGAGAAATACCTTTCGTATCTTTTACCCATTTTGGTGGCTTACCATCCGGGTAAGTAACCTTGTTCGTGAAAACCTCAGCATCAATTAATTTAGCACCATGACAGCTACTGCACGTCACCAAGCTGGCCGCACTGAGGGAATAATCGCGAAATACATAACGCGCCATAGTGTCGAGAAATTTTGAGCGCTTACCCTTTTCCATTTTCCGTAATGCCCCATGCCGTTCTGCACGCTGCTCTGCTAATTGCCTGATGTAGGCGATGATATTTTCAGAAGATAAAACCCCGGCTTTTGCCAGATACAATTCAATACCCACTGCGGCTTTTGCAGTAAGTAGCCCGAGAGATGCCATTACGTCAGTAATAGTCAGCGTATCAGACGTTATTCCGCATGGTACTGCGCCGGGCATCATGGATTTAGGTGAAAAATATTTCGGTAAGGACTCAAGATTCATTTCGATGCTCCCGTTTTGCTTCAATGCGGACGTAATTACGAAGAATGCGATATGCCACAGGAAAAGATCCCCGGTATCGATAAATTCGGAGACGCAACCAGCGCATGCGGAGTATCTCGATCAGTTCTGGTTTCATGCGGCCTCCAGCTTTTTTAGCGCACGCAGATCCGCCAGTGCCGCGAGCCTGATTTCCTTCAGCTCCTCGACCGTCCAGCGGTGCGGGGTGTTATTGTTCTCGAGTGCCAGCACCGCCGCCTCCCCGTAACGCTCAACCAGCGCGGCACGATATGCTTCGATGTTCCCTGATTTGTAGACGTTGCAGACATCACACTGAAGATGGATGTTGAAGCGAGTGAAGCGCAGATGCCCGGCGGCGGCCGTACTCCTGTAATGGCCTGCATGCCATGCGAATGCCGTCTTCGTTCCACAGGAGATGCAACCGAGTCCTTCTGCCAGTTCGGTTTCGCGGCAAATGTCATTTACGGCGCGCTGCGTCAAGTCAATCCAGTGTTTCAGCGGCTTAACCGCGGCTTTCCGCTGGCGCCAGGCGGCGCGTTCTTTTTTCTCAGCGGCGCGCTGAAGGGATTGCGCCTTACGTTGCGCGGCTTCGCGAGCTTTTCTGGTCTGTTCTTTGCCGACGGCGCTGGCGCACTGGTACGAGCAAACGATCTGCCCCTCGCGTATCGGGTGAAACCACTGGCGGCATTCTTTGTTTGCGCACTTACGGCGCGGTAATTTAGCCATGTTCACCCCCAGACCTTTTGGCGTAAGGATTTTGGCGTCCGCACCCGGTGTGAATATTCAGGTAATTTAGCGCTGACAGTCCAGGTAATGAAGTCAGGGTTCAGGCTCTTTTCTGTCCTTACACCCCGCTTCTGATAATCCGATATCAGCGTGTCGGCCTGCTCGGTTGTGCAGTCATGATGATGGAACCAGGAGTATTTCATCGCCATCACCCCGCAAAGCTCATGAGCTGGGCGGCGGCGTTCCCGGCCTCGCGCTGAGTACGGAATGTACGTGATAAAATCCAGCGCCAGAGAACATCAAGCGCAGATTTATACAACTGCTGAAATTCGACCTCATCCATACTGGAAAAAGCGATGCTGCGGGGATGTTTGCGAAGGGTGCCGTCCGGTAGCTGGATGGCGTCATAGTGACCAGCCTCAACCGTCACCCATGCGCGGTAGGCATCGAAAGATTTAAGAAGGGCGACGTCCCCGGTTCGCAGGGTAGCTACGTTATGGAGGTACTGTTCCGCCGCCTCGTTAAGGGCCGGGGTATATTCCTGGCCTGCGGAGTCGCAAAGAAAATTAACGAACCCGGAGATAAGTTTCTGTTCCCGCGATGTGACCGTGCCGCCCGTTGGCGTCCAGTAGTCGAAACCAAGCTGAAGGAGTTTAAAAAATCGTTTATGAAAGGCGTAGTTGCGGACACGCTTAAAATCGGCGTGTATCCACTCACCGATTTTTACTGAGCGCAGGAAATCCCCACTCTCCGGCGTCGCCGGGAGCAGAAGCCCTGATGAGGTTTGCTTGACCAGTTGTAAATGCGCCATCGTTCTCTCCGGTGGCGCAGTAGATTGGGAGTTCAGCCCTCAGACGAGTATAACAAAGGATGATTATTCATGATAACCGGCCCTGATAGTCAGCTCATTAATCAGGGTATCGCTCCCCATGATGTCATTTTGCAACAACGGCAGAAACCGGACATAGCGGCCATCCCGATACATCAATGACCTGTTGCAGTCAGGAAAAAAATCCATTTCAGCAATTACTGTCATGTCATCACGGCGAATAACAGCATATTTACAAGTGAATGTTTTATTTAATTTTTTCACGGTGTCTCCATAGATAACGAACTTGAGCATTTTTAAAGCATCTTCATTCTCACCATGAATATATAGCTGGCTACTAATTATCATTATTGATAAATATGACTGATTTTTGACCACATGCAATGACATTTTCACTGTGTTCTATTTATAATTTTAAAACTGGTGATTTTTGACATGCTCATTTCCCGGGCATTAAAAAAACCGCCGGAGCGGGTTGAATGTGGGTGCATTGAGGATACCTGACACATCAGGGGCGGCGGGGATTTCTCCCCGCCGGGTCTCTTACCCCTCAAATTCGTAAGCCGTGAAGACAGCGGCCTCCGTCTGTCCGTACAAAGTTCATATTCATCTGATAATATTTAATCAGACACTACTTTAAGGTAAATTTATCACGCTCGGTATTAAAAAAACATTCACTTTTTCTAACTATCATACCCATACAGATAGGCTCCCGACTCAAAGGATGCTCTAATCCCTGACACACCAGGTTGAGGAATGCCTCTTTGTCAAATAAGCAACAAATATCTGACTGTGATGATACTTTAACAAAAACACCGTTTGTTGGAATATCCAGCGTTATCGGACAAGTTAAATGTTCTTCAGAACATGCAAAACTTCCTGCTTCAACCTGAAAACTACAGAAATTAATCCTAACAGGTAATAAATCTCTTATGTTGGCAGGTTGAGTATTAAAATGGTATCTAGCGTTCTGGGATTCAGAAAAAGTTAAAGATGCAGGCGGTGCAGGCATATTCCATGTACGATTTAATTGGCGTGCCAGCCTTTCTGCATTGCTAAACCTTTCTGGATAACTCCTGCGAATATCACTATAAACCTGCCCCGGCTCACGCCATGGAACCACCTCAAATGCTCCTTCGTCGGGGCTATGACGTACCAGGTATAATGCATCACGTAGTTGCACCTGTATTTCAGTCGGCCCAGTCGCGCCATCAGGAGGTCTGGCTGCATTACGTATACTGTCGAGAATATCCGAGGGTAATGTCTCTATTCTCATATGGGTATTTAAATATACATTTGGAAAACTTAATGGCATGTTTCATTTCCTTTTATATTATTAAAGTTAAGAACACAGTAGTTATTATTTTTTTGTAAAACATACCCCACACCATCTCACTATCATCCACACCTAACTAATACTTAAACATCCTGAATGATCTAGTATTTTTAATGCAACGCTTTCAATCAAATTTAGGACATATTCCATTTAGTCTGTTCATTATTCACACGTAGTTTCAGACGGGACTCAGCACATCCTTCCTGGTATTCGATTTTCATTCAGATTTCGCCTCCCGGTAATTTCCCCGATAAAATGCCAGTACCCTTTGCATCGTCACGCTGTTCCGGCACTCCGTACAGATAACGTTTCTGGTCCGGTCGTAGGAACGCACCACACCCTCCGGTGTTTTCAGAAAGCGGGTAATCCTGGCATCTTCACGTTTCTGCTTCCAAAGCAGGAAAGCCTGTTCCGAAGGGAAAATACCGCTTCTCCCGGCCTGATACAGATCCCCACAACTTTCCGCCTTTTCCAGGTAGTGACGGGCTGAAAAAATGGTTAACCCCGTTATCTTCCGCAGTTCTCCAAACGTCATCCGACCGTGGTTTCGTACCAGTTCCGTCAGGCGCTTCTGTATTTCAGCTTTCTGCGCCGGTGTGTAATTTCTGCTCATAAGTCCCCCCTGTTAAAGCCTTCCCGCCGCCTTACGCCGTCTGAATTCTTCCATCATCAGTTGTGCCGGGGTTGGCCCTGCCGGATGACGCGGCGCTGCCAGTTGACGGCGTACCGGCGGTATGCTGAAACCATTACCGACGTGTTTTGTCCACTTCGCCAGTAACCGTTCTGCAAGTCGTTTCAGTTCGCCTTCCGTCATCTGGTGCTCAACGCCCGTTCTGCGCATCTCGGTGCAGATGTGATACAGAACCGGCTGAGGCCACGGATATTTATCACTGCCGGAGTAGCGCCAGGACTCGTTACGCCAGTGACGATATTCCGCCAGCACCGCATCGGCTGTGAGACCAAACGCATTAGCTCCGCTTTCAGAAACCAGCGAAATAAACTCAGCCAGGTCCGGCGGCCATGTCTCAGCCGCCCGGCATCGCTCCATACACTGCTGACAAATCAGCCGGATTTGGCGCTCAGTCATCGCCCCAATCTGGGCCACCCACAGCTTCGAAGGTGCCGCGCCGTTCTTCTGCGTCCATCGGTTCGAATAAATTTCCCCCATGACTTCCCAGAGTCGCCAGGCCGTCTCCGTCGCTGGCGATCCCGTTTTCGCGTTCCCACTGCACGCGGGCTGCCCTGATTTGCTGTACTGCCCGCGATGCGGTGCTGTCTGGCTGGATTTCTGCATGGTTTTCTCCCCTGCTGGCTGGTTTCGCCTTTGCCCTAACGTGGTTTACGTGACGGGCGAATTTTTGTTCCCACTGGATTTGTGTGAACACCTTTCCCTCCGACGTCCAGTAATCCCTGAACGCGACAAGCTCCGTAGGTAAATATTCCGGCTCTGGTAACGCAACGCCCCACTGGGCGGCCCGTTGTCGGAAATCCAGCGAGGGATGCCAGTCATCCATCATTGAGAATTTCCCGATCGGCTCGTTCAGGCCTTCCCGGTATTCCGGTTCAGTCACGACAGGCTGTTCCATAATTCCAGGCTGACTAACCGGAGCACTCGCGCGCGCGCACGCGTTATGTGTGGGGTTTAATTCTTTTAGATCTATATCTTTATTAGTTCCCTTTTTGTTGGCTTCCTGTTTAAACACCAAACCAACACCTGTTGAACTTGTGTTACTTCCACTGGCGGCCTGCGTTTTCTTCCTGTTCCTTCTGGACTGAACAGATGCTTTCCCTGCTGCCGACTTTTTCGCCAGAACATCCCTGACCGCAGCGAGATCATTTTCGATACGCTCATGAATCCATTCAGTACCGTTATCAATGAAAAACTCTCTCAGGGACTCTTCCACTGCCCCCCAGCGTTCACTGCTAATCCGAGCAATTTTTGCCAGCCTGCTTTTCGGGATAGCTCTTCCGGTCTGCCAGTAATTGAACATCAACAGCAAATAGGCTCCATGCTCCTCGGCAGAAAGGTGCATGGTGTCCGCCAGATAATCAGCGATGTAAAGCTGCATGTATGGAAGTGCGGCCATAAAGCCTCTCTACGCTCTTTTCCGGGCGATAAAACATAAAAAATTACTCACTCTGGTACTGCTGGCGATAACCGCTACGTAACGCCTGTAACGCATATATGGCCTCGTCACACTTTCGCTCAAAATCCGCCAGCGGCGCGCCAAGAAGTACCGCGCTTGCCACTGCGGTTTTTTTAAAAGCTGTGAAAGCAGGTATTCAATGCTCTGCCCTGCCGTTATTCGTTTATGCAGTTCCGGCGCACTTTTGCGGATCGCCTCCAGAATAGCGGGGATCAGCGCAGAGAATTTCTCGCAGTGCTCCGCCGTTTCCCGTTTCCGCCAGCGCTGAAAAATGTTTATCCGGTTACGGCGCCATGCGTCGTAATCCACCGTTCCGTCGTCACGCTCGATACGGTGAACCGCTATTTCCGGTCGCGCCGGCTGCTCCAGGAATGCGCGGGTGATCAGTTGCGTGGCGGTTTCCTGGGTTATCTGTAGATATGCCAGCCATGACGATAACGCCTGACTGGCTGTTTCAGGGGTGATCATGGTTGTTCACCTTCGCTAATATGGTTCTGCTATCGTTCACATGAGGCGGGAAAACATCATCAAGAACACAGCGAGATCCCAGATGGTTAAGTGTGGCAACAATTTTTCGGCACTCCTCCAGTCCGGGTGTGCGAAAATTTGCTTCGTAGTTCGCCAGACGGCTCTGTATCCATCCCAAATGAGTCGCAAGCTGCCTTTGAGATAGCCCCAGTTGCTTTCTGTATGTTGAAATTTTGTTCATTTAAAACCTCCGCCACAATTCTAAACACAATTTGTGTTGCATGGTCAAGCTGTTTTGTGTTTTGCGTAAATCACGCATCGTGATAAAAGGGAGCCATGAGAAAAGAAAATGAAAAAATTGCCGCCAGCCGGCTTAATGATGAGATCGCAATGCGCCTCAAGGAGCGCAGACAAAAACTCGGCCTGTCTCAAGGTAAACTAGCTGAGATTTGTGGATGGACTCAGTCACGCATAGGAAACTATGAAGCAGGAAGTAGAAATGTTGGGGTGTATGATGCAGTTGTACTTGGTGAAGCACTAGGTATTTCCCCACCCGAACTTCTATTTGGTGAAAGGGACTCCTCGCAGGCATGGCTAAGTGATCAACATAAAAAATTGCTTGAGTTATTCAATCAGTTACCAAGCTCAGAGCAACAACGAATGATTGATCTCTTTGAGGTTCGTTTAAAAGAGATTGATGACTATGTTGAAACGTACCTAAGAAATCGCCTTAAAAACTCAACTCAACCTCCAGAAAACTAACTTAAGACTTGACCTGAATAGTTTAAAACCTGCCACTGGCGGGTTTTTTATTGCCTCAAGCCCAGCAGAACGCCCCCCCCAACAAAAAACACATTTTGTGTTGACAATTGCGCATCATTTCGTGTTTAATGAATTCATCAAGACAACGTCAGACCAGATAACAGCCGGACAATACCATGAGTTATCCCGCTGCTGAGTCGGGCTAAGTAGCCAGCCTGAGGCATACGAACATGACGGCAGTTGTTGTTAAGTAACAAGCGCAGTAGATAAAACGTTCCGCCGCCGGGCGTTAAGCGGATGAGGGAAAAATGAAAGCAATCGACTTAGGCAACAATGAATCTGTGGTTTATGGCGTATTTCCCAATAATGACGGTACGTTTACCGCCATGACGTTTACCAGAAGCAAAACTTTCAAAACTGAAGCTGGCGCACAACGCTGGTTAACAAGAAACCATTGTGAGTAAGAGCCAGACAGGAAGCCGGATTCAGAAAAGCATCCGGCGCAACACGAAAGCGCACTACGCAGAACCTTCCCTTGTCAGGTCTGTCGTTTAATCCACTGCGACAGTGCGCTTCCGGTTGCGAGTGGAACCCGTGACATTGCTGTGTGTAGTCTTTGGCGGTACCAGTTCATTCCTTTCTGGTTTCCGCCCTTTTTAAAGCGAATTTTGTGGTGTAGTGAATGCGGCTAAGCGCACGCGGCACAGTTAAAAAGACATAACGGTCCTTCATGTTGTGGGTGGAAATAGTAGTCGGCGGTAATGGTTAACTGGTTATCGTCACCTGGAGGCACCAGGCACCGCACCAACAAAATTCGCTTATAAACAGGCAAAGAGGATAAAACGATGAAACCTGTCATTACACCTCGTTCCGACTGGATGCGCAGTCCGGTTAAACAGCAGACTGCAATAAACAGAAAACCGGGCTTGATTCGTAAAATTTATACTCTACTCACCCAGAAAGGAGACCCGACATTAATTAACTGCGCATATTGTCAGAAAGCAATACCGGAAGAGACCGCATACGAATATGAACTGATATATATGCACGGAACGCTTATTTCACGTAAAAAACAAAAATATTGCAGTAAACGCTGTGCCAGCCATGACCAGATGGCACATGAACTTTAATTAATCATTTACTGAAACAATAAAACTATGCCAGCAATGGCAGGGATTCACTCAACCTGAAAAAGGAAATAAAAATGAAAAATACAACGCCTGATGCAGCAGTATTACAGGAACTAAAAGAACTCACCAGCCGTATATTTAAGATATGCGAGCAAAACAATATGCCGGTAGTTATTGGCTATTCATACGAGTTAAGCAGAAACGAAGATGGCTATTCAATAAATAAATCAATAACTGCATATGCAGATGAAAAAACAGGAGCATGGGACTCCACTATAGCCGCAGCAGCCATGTTGCTCAAAGTGAAAGACGTCCCCAGGGAGGTTATTGGTGCATTGAAGAGCTTGTCTGTTGCCAGTGATTTTGCGCGGGCGATGTCTGAGGCCTCAAAGGAAAAAAGCCTGCATTAAATGCAGGCGCTTCCCCGGCTTTACATCCCGGCGATGCTGAGGTGAGCGACCAGACCCACCACCAGAGACATGACCAGTGAGCACCCGGAGAGGATTTTCACTGGCAAAACGATTTTAATCTTAACTGAGGTTAAAAAACAATGAGCATTAAGCAGGAAGAATATTCATTTTATTACAAGGTTAAAAATGAAAGTGCCAGGAAACGCCTCGGCTTTAAAGCCGGTTTTTTCTGGTGTACAGCTAAAAAGCAGTCACTCGCCCTCTCCCGTGGCGAACTGGCTATGGATGCTGCCGGATTTGATGAAGCTGATTTTGCCAGACCTGTACGCGTACATTTTCCGGTAGAAAATGACATTCCGCCCGAGGGTGTCTTTGACACTAAATTTTGTGAAAACCGCGAACCCGGTGGCGAAGACGGCAAAATCCTGACACTTATCCCCGGCGCAGCTTCTGCTGTTAAATCAGATGAAACAGAACGCGCCGACGGTGCTGGCACTCCTGCCGGAGAAAACGGGATACAGGAATCTCATAACCCGCCAGCAAACCCTCAACTGACCGTGGTTGCGACACTGGCGTTCCGCCATCGCGTTCTGGCACAGTATATTGGCGATGGAGAATATCTTTATCACGTCGATACAGACCAGAAAAAAGAAATCGCGTGTCTGGAGATGGATACTCAGAATACCACTGTCCAGAACCTGATACTCGCAGCAGAAAATGTAGAGCCGTTCAAAAAAGCTATCGAGCACGATATTCACAAAGCAGTGAATGCGTATAAACAGGTATTTCCTGTCGATGGAAAAGTGCCTGAGTTATGCACCACTATTAAGTTTTTTAAGGAATGGTTCAGTGCTGAACACATTAACCGCGGCCTGCTGGTTAAGGAATGGGCTGAGCGCCTGAAGAATAAACCTGCGCCCGTTAAAAAAACCGGGCCACATAAAGTAATTGTCGCCGACGTAAATAAGCCAGAACGTCCACGCCGTAGCGAAAAACCGACACACAGAACGATTAACTATGAGCTCGCCTGTGGTTTCTGTGAGGAGCTGGATCTGAATAACCTGCGTCCTGCAATGGATTTTGCAAAACGTATCATCGCCGAAGACCGGGAAGACTGGAAACAAATGTCGATGACAGTGGGCATTATTCCCGACATCAAAGGCTACGACCGACAGACCATTATTGACCTGGTACGCAAAGCGCCAAAGGCCGTACATAACGGTAATCCTGATCTTCGCCGGACGTGGTGCGAAAGCTTTCTTGCCGTTCATGGTGTTCGCGATCCGGACTGGTACGAATATGTGCCTGATAACACCCCAACAACCCATGAAGAAAATGCAGCAAGGCTTCGTCAGGCGGGCAAATGTCTGCGGGATATTGAGACAGGGAGATTTCAGTGTGATGAAGAAAAACCGCAACCGACAGGCGAACTGGCAGATGAACCAGCAACGCCTGAAGCAGTGGAACAGGACACAACTGAACATCATCCGGACCCGCAGCCGCTGGAGAATGAGCCACCTGTAAGCCAGACAGAAGCAGGCTACCAGAAAATACGGGCAGAACTGCACGAAGCACGTAAAAACATTTCACCCAAAAACCCGGTTGATGTTGGTAAACAACTGGCAGCCGCGCGCGGTGAATATGTCGAAGGCATCAGCGACCCTGACGATCCGAAGTGGGTTCATAACAATTACAGCGCCTCAAATCAGGGTGAAAAAGAAGAAGTGGTGCCAGAGGAAAAACAACCAGCAGCAGACCCGGAGGCTGTCACCAGAAACGCGGACGGGACTTTCGATGTCTCAGCGCTATTCCCGCCCCCCTCAAACCAGACCGAAAAAACGGAAGCCAGAACAGAAAGAGATGGAGAAACGCCGAAAGAGAGTAACCAGCAGGAAACGGCTGGCGATACAGGGCAGGAAATTACAACGGACGGTGGATCAGGTACTGGCGGTGATGAAGCTGGCGAAGCGGCAGATCCCGTAGAAAACGGAAATTTCACTGTCCCTGATGATATACAGCCAGGTATTTACTATGACATCCCTAACGAGGCGTATCACGCTGGCCCCGGCGTCAGTAAATCACAGCTTGATGATATCGCAGATACACCAGCAATTTATCTTTGGCGCAAAAATGCCCCCGTGGACACGGAGAAAACAAAATCTCTCGATACAGGAACGGCTTTTCACTGCCGGGTACTGGAACCAGAGGAATTCAGTAAACGCTTCATCATCGCACCGGAGTTTAACCGCCGTACCAGTGCAGGAAAAGAAGAAGAGAAAACCTTTCTGGAAGAGTGCGCCCGGACAGGAAGAACCGTGCTTACGGCAGAAGAAGGCCGGAAAATCGAACTTATGTACCAGAGTGTGATGGCGTTACCGCTGGGGCAGTGGCTGGTTGAAAGCGCCGGATATGCTGAATCATCAGTCTACTGGGAAGATCCGGAAACAGGAATTTTGTGTCGGTGCCGTCCGGACAAAATCATCCCTGAATTTCTCTGGATCATGGATGTGAAAACCACTGCTGATATCCAGCGGTTCAGGACAGCTTATTACGATTATCGCTACCACGTACAGGACGCTTTCTACAGCGACGGTTATCGGGCGCAGTTCGGTGAGATACCCACCTTCGTCTTCCTTGTTGCCAGTACAACCGCCGAATGTGGGCGTTACCCGGTTGAGATTTTCATGATGGGTGAAGACGCAAAACTGGCAGGTCAGCGGGAATATCGTCGCAATCTGCAAACCCTGGCCGAATGCCTTAATAACGATGAATGGCCTGCCATTAAAACTTTATCACTGCCCCGCTGGGCGAAGGAGAATGCAAATGCCTAAACAACCACCTATTGCAAAAGCCGACCTGCAAAAAACACAGGGAGCACGCACCCCGACGGCAGTGAAAAATAACAACGATGTGATCAGCTTTATCAACCAGCCTTCCATGAAAGAACAACTGGCGGCGGCCCTGCCCCGCCACATGACAGCGGAACGCATGATCCGGATAGCCACAACGGAAATCCGAAAAGTTCCGGCGCTGGGTGACTGTGACACCATGAGTTTTGTCAGCGCCATCGTTCAGTGTTCCCAGCTTGGGCTGGAACCCGGCGGCGCGCTCGGTCATGCCTATCTGCTACCGTTCGGAAACAGAAACGAAAAGTCAGGCAAAAAAACGTTCAGTTAATTATTGGCTACCGGGGAATGATCGACCTTGCCCGCCGTTCCGGACAGATTGCAAGTCTTTCCGCGCGCGTCGTCCGCGAAGGTGACGATTTCAGCTTCGAGTTTGGTCTGGAAGAGAAGCTGGTACACCGTCCGGGTGAGAACGAAGATGCACCAGTTACTCATGTCTATGCCGTTGCCCGCCTTAAAGATGGCGGCACACAGTTTGAGGTAATGACCCGTAAACAGATAGAGCTGGTACGGGCACAGAGCAAAGCCGGTAACAACGGCCCGTGGGTTACTCACTGGGAGGAAATGGCAAAAAAAACCGCCATACGCCGCCTGTTCAAATACCTGCCTGTATCCATTGAGATCCAGCGCGCGGTATCAATGGACGAAAAGGAGACGCTGACTATCGATCCGGCTGATGCGTCTGTCATCACAGGTGAGTACAGCGTCGTCGAAAACGCTGGCGTGGAAGAGAACGTGACCGCATAACGGAGGCTGGCGGTCGCTGACCGCCTGAAATGATAATGAACAAAATCACTGCATTACCCGTAGAGCGCGATAATTACGGTTACTGGACTCACCCGCTGTACGAACAGTTTTGCGATGGTCGTGAGGTTATCTCTCCAGACGAGTTTAATGCCTGGCTGGAGGCTAACGGTTTGGAATGGAAAGTCTCATACCTGGATGACGAGGAAATAGATCCTGACGTTGACGGGTGCGACATTTCAACGTGGCAACCAGATCCGCCAGCAGGTAACGGCTGGTTTGTCGGTTCCATTCACGACACCGAAGACGGCGCGGTCTGTATCTGGTTACGCAACGTGCAGGACGGTCATTATGAGTAACAAAATTGTCTTTGTGAACGGCAAATCAAAGTGTGGTTGTGTAATGGCATTCAGTGACGGCGGCGGCGAATACTCAGACGTTCACACAATAATCCCGTGTGCCGAACATTCCATGCCTGAATCGGCACTTACTCAGCGTGATGATATGCGACAGGTGCGCGAACAACTGGAAGAAGCAGAAAAGCAAGTGGAAGAATTAACGATGTGGATTAAGCGTCTGGCCCACTCGCTTAGAAACGCCAGGCCGAACAGCAAGTTACACGGCGCCGCAATGAACTATTTGAGCCGTAAAGGGTTAATCAGTGTGGAGGATGTATTGCGATGAGCAATAACAAACTAACAGACAGGAAAATAGCTGAAATTCTGGCGCGCGCTGAAATCTGCGACGATTCAGTTTTGACTGACTACACCGATATTGCAGCGGCGATGCGAGAGCTACAGGAACGCCGCAGGCTGGACGGGATACAGCACGCTGTCTGTGAGGTGTGTGGAGTGCCGTGTAATAATCCCAATCACCCACAAATGGCTGTGGCACATGAGTACAGCGCCCAGCCAGTGCCGGTAGTGCCGGAGGAATGCCCTGCCGAGTTGCCATACGCGCAGGTTAAGGCAGCCGCTGACCTGTACGCCCTGTGCTGGCAATCGGGAGAAGTGGTTACTTATACGCCTGACCCAGAAAAGGCGACTATCTGGCTAAATAACTACTCGGGAACTTGCGTTCAGGAATACGTGAAGCTTGAACGACTGCAAGAAGCGCTTTCTGGCTACTCTCCGGTAATTCCGCGTGTTTATCTGGCTGATATTAATACCGACCACCAGCACTGATATTTGATGTTACAGCCCGGGTGCAGCCGGGCTTTGTGGAGAAAAATAAATGTCACGAATGATCCCCTTACTCGACTGGGCCAATGAGGAGTTCGGAGCGCAAGCACCAAGTGAGCGTATCCTTAAGAAATACGCTAAAGGCAAAATGATGATACCTCCAGCTGTTAAAGTAGGTCGTTACTGGATGGTAGACCGTAATGCTCGATTTGTTGGTACGCTTGCCGAACCGAAAATTCCGGCAAACGCCAGTCCAAGATTACAACGGATTATTGCAGATGGCTGCTAGACCACGTTCTCACAAAATTTCAATTCCGAATCTATACTGCAAGCTAGATAAGCGGACGGGCAAGATTTATTGGCAATATAAACATCCTGTTTCAGGACGCTTTCACAGCTTGGGTACTGATGAAGTGGAAGCTAAAAAGGTTGCATCCGAAGCGAACACGATCATTGCAGAACAAAGAACCAGGCAGGTTCTTAGTGTTAACGACCGTCTTGCCAGAATGAAAGGCAGAAGAACGGACATTACTGTCACTGAGTGGATTGATAAGTATATTGAAATTCAGGACGAACGGTTAAAACACCGTGAACTCAGACCTAATTCTTATCGACAGAAAGCAAAACCAGTCAGGTTATTTCGCGAACATTGCGGTATGCAATATTTGAAAGATATTTCCGCATTGGATATCTCTGAGATCACGGATGCAGTTAAGGCTGAAGGCCATAATCGTATGGCGCAAGTTGTTCGCATGGTTTTGATTGATGTATTCAAAGAAGCGCAACATAACGGTCATGTCCCTCCAGGCTATAACCCTGCCCTGGCGACCAAGCAGCCGAGAAACAGAGTCACTCGTCAGCGTCTTTCTCTGGAAGAGTGGAAAACTATTTATGAAGCTGCCGAAAAGCAAGAACCATACCTCCAGTGTGGAATGTTGCTCGCGATAATAACAGGTCAGCGTTTGGGCGATATCTGTAACATGAAGTTTAAAGACATATGGGACGATATGCTCCATGTCGAACAGGAAAAAACAGGATCGCGTTTAGCCATACCATTGGACTTGAAATGTGAAGCCCTGGGTTTAACTCTTCGGGACGTTGTATCTAAATGCCGGGATGCAATCATCAGTAAATATCTTGTGCATTTCAGACATACCACCTCACAAGCAAACCGCGGTGATCAGGTTTCAACCAGTTCTTTAACTTCAACATTCAAAAAAGCACGTGACAGAAGTGGACTGAAATGGGATAAGGGATCCCCACCCACTTTTCACGAACAGAGATCATTATCAGAACGCTTGTACAGAGAACAAGGTGTCGACACGCAAAAATTACTCGGCCATAAATCAAGAAAAATGACAGACAAATATAATGATGACAGAGGAAAAGATTGGGTGATCGTCAACACAAAAACAGGGTGA